GATCTCTTGTAGGGTCATTCGTTTCATATTTGTTACCTCCTAGTTAACGGTCTTTCCCTTCTTTTTTGGGTGGCTTTAGAATAAACCTATATAAAAATATATAAAATAATATTATATATCTTTATATAGATTAGTGATTTAGGATTTATATATCTATAAATAAATAAATATATCGATCCGGAAGATCCGGTCGGGTCGAAGCTCGCGCAGCGAGCGAGGCGCCTGAGCAGCGTCCCCCGAAGGGGGGCCTGCGAAGGCGCAAGAAAGGGGGGGGACCCCCGGTCAAGTCGCGCATGAAGCACAACTCAACCGGGGGTCGAGGGGGGAAGGTCAGAACGACTGAGTGTCGTCGACCTTGGGGGTCCGGCGGTCGGACCAGGTGGTATCCGGCAGAGCCTCACCGTCGGTGAGAGCGACCGTGCCGAAGAATGAAACCTGACGACGAGGAGCCTTGAGTGCCACACGGACATTCTGCTCATCGAGGTAGTCGACTTCGACATCACCGAACTTGATGGTCTGGGCGTCGATGCGGTTCCACTTCTGGGGAGCGAGACCTGCGGGGATGTACGCGAAATGCGTGACACCCTGCTGGAACTCGGGAGCGGTGAGCAGGACCTTGACGGTCTTGCCCGTGGACGAGGCCTCCGGAGAGACCCAAGTGATGGTGGGCATGGTACCCATGATTGCACCTCCTGATGCGTTGTGGCGGGACGGGATTGTCCCTTCTTTTCTGGATGAACTGTATCGGACAGTCCACCCAAGGTAAGATTCGGCAGTTCTAGCCTTACCCAACCCGCGAAAGCGCTTTAGAATATAACTTTTAATCATATTAAAGCACTCTGGGGCTTAAGGTCTGACTTGTGGCCTAGGCACTACCCATAAAGAGAAAAGCCCCCACTACACTGGCAGTGTAGCAGGGGCTGATCTCAGTCTCGGTTGTCCGTCTGGTTAACGGTTGGTCTTGCTCTGTTCGGCCTTGAGCGCCCGGATGAACCAGTCCAAAGGCTGCTTTTCGCTCTTGGCAGCGAGCGAGTACAGCCACTGGTCGTGGTTGGCACGGGGCCACTGGGCTTTGGCGTTGAACGCTTCGTTGGCAAGGCGGAGAATCTTGCGATTTGTCCTCTCCTCACCGAACTCGGCGTCCGACTCCTCCAGGAGCTTCACGAACTCCTGAACCCAGTCAGCTGAACGGGACTTGCCGGCCTTTACCTTAGCCAACTCGTTGGGTGCATCCCGAATCTCTTCAGGCGTCCAACGGATGCTGGCCAGGATATCCGGCTTGGTGATGTTGGCGTTGAGCCAAAAGGTCATCTCCTCAAGGGCCTTGCGAGTCATCAACTCACGCTGCCTGTGAAGAGCCACCCAGGGCGATGCCTCAACATCTCCTGCAGTCAACCCGTGCATAAGAGCCAGTTCATCGTAGAGTCTGGTATGATACCAGAATGCATCCACGACTCCATTGGTCTTATTACGGAGCTGAGCAAAGATGTAGTCAGCAAAGTCCTTGATGATCATGATATCCTCTGGAGTAGCCATACCTTGCTGCAAAGCGTCAATGATATCCTCATTGGACGCCTTGTATTCAGGCAAATAGCCACCCACACAGGCCGCATAGACCATCTTGGGCAGAACTGCACCACCGGTTCCAGCCGGGAAAAGCTCAGCAGCCGTGCGAACACGACGCTCATCTTCAAGAGAGAATTCATCACCGATGGTGAGATTCTTTCCTCCCGGCAGAGATCCAATGGTAAGCTGATCCATCATCCAGCTGAACTGGGGAACCGTATTGAACAGTTCTTCCCAATCCACAACGGGAGGCTGATCAGTGTACGCATGGAACACTGGGCCTGGCTCGTTGACTGGAATGACGCTCCACTCACCGAAATCATTCGGATTGCGGAGCAGGAACGCTACCATCGTATCACCGATAGTACGGATATGGACCTTGACCGTATCGTCCAAGTCAGGACCACCGTGGTCAGGAAGGTGCTTCTGGAAGAAAGCTCCAGGAACCACAAAGCTGTGTGTAGCTTCGTGGAAGAGCCCGAATTCTCCCTTGGGCATCTTGAAACCGGCAAGCTCCAAGACTTCCTTGGTCATGATGTGAGCGGCATAAGCCCACGGCACTGGGAACCAGTGACGCGTCTTGTCCATCCACACACGACCCTTGTCGGCATTACCCAGGACTTGCTGCTTCAAACCATTCACGCTCAAGAACATGAGGGTCTGAGATGCAGTAAGAGGGACACCAAGCTTGTCAAGCTCAGCGACCTTTTCCTGAATCAATCCAACAAGGCCACGGTCAGACGAGAACCGGGACTCAACATCCTCGTGGAGAACCTGCTCGGAATCAACCAAGCGGGTCAACCACTCAGACCTCTTGCCCTCTTTCAGGTCCGCGAAGAAAGTCTTCAGCATTCCATCCAGGGACTCAAGGAGAGTCTGGTCGTCGTACAGGCCCGACACACCACGATAGATAGCATGAGTGAGATCATCAGACTTCACCGGGATTGCTCCGTAGCTCGGTTCGATGGTTACCCACTGCCATCCTGTGGTGCGGATCTCAGACTTGATGTTCGGGTCAAACGTTCTCACGTCATAGCCGTTCATCATTCGCCCGGGAAGAACAAGAGCATTGCCCTTAATCAACCCATCCGAGCAGAGCATACGGAAGCTCACAATGGCGGTTTTGCCAGAGTGAATCCTCCAGATCTGCTTGGCCCTCCACCGACGTGATGCATCGGTATTGGAGCGAATGCACCGAAGTGCAAGCCTGCGACTGATGAAGCTGATGCCGTCAACGTAGCAGTCCGGATAGGAATGCTTGATGACTTCCAGCTTCAACGAGCCGTCTGGGACGTGGACCCACATGGACGCAGTCCGGACGATCTCAACCAGTCGCTTGCTCATCTTCTTGGAGTTTCGGATGATGAGTCCGATTTCCTTGAAAGACGACAACCAGCCTTGATTGCCCTTGATGCGAACCATATACTGGTCCGATGCCGTGCTCCAGCGAATCACTTCACTGGAGAACAGCTGGTCATGGACAGCGGGAGACTCGGAGTTGATACCCCGCATCTTCCGCTGCTTGACCTTCCTGACTTCGACCCGGTACTTTCCCGGGAAGAAGATGTTCAGGAAGGCAGCCTGGTATGGGCCAGGCCTGAACTCCTCGATGACGGTTTCGCCATCAAGGAGTGCCGCTGAGGTGATCAGTCGAAACCAATAACCCTTTGCGGACTTTACGATGCCGTGAAACATCGTGCACCTCCTTAGTGCTTTGATGTGCAGAGGCCGTCTGCACGCGGTTTGGGATCAACCTTGAACCTTGCGGCCTATGGTCTACCCATAATAAAGAGAGCCCCCGAAGGGGCTCCCACCTGTTATGTTACCTCGCTATCAGGTTGCGATGCTGTATACAGCTTTCAGTCGAACAGAGTCGGCTTCTGGAGCTTCTTCTGCTTGGCTGCTTCTTTGGCCTTGCGAATGTTGTCCTTCCACTCCTCGTAGTGGACATTGCACAGGGCCATCGGCTGTGGATAAGCCACAAAGTGACCCTCTCCTCGCCGTAGTTTGACACGGCACTGGTGGCCTTTGCACCAGACGCCGTCCCATGATTGAAAAGCCATTACTGGCCTCCTTTCTTGTTGGGTGAGTTGCCCCCAGAGCTGACCTCTTGGCTCCGGGGGCATTGACTCACTTGTTGTTGTTGGTGTTGGCTGCGCGCCGCTCCTGGGCAACGCGCAGGTTCTCCTGGGTCTTCAGGCCCTTGAGGACCTGGATGACCTGGTTCGCCCAGACCGTGGTCTGGATCTGGTCACCGGAGATGTGCCCCTTCATCTTGCCGATGAGGGACTTGGCCTTCTCCTCGGAGAGAAGGTGGCCGACCTGTGCGAACAGGTCACGGATGAACGAGATCTGCTTCTCGCTCATGGGGTTGGTGTTTGCGGACATGATTCCTCCTGAATCTGTCTCGAATCGCATGGCGGGATTGCCACACTAACTTATGTCTACGTTATGGTGGACGCATGACGGACTATGCACAAGCTCGTGCATGCTCTCTGAAGGAAGAGCATCCTGGGTGTGACCTGAGGTCTAAGTCTTACCCATGAAAAAGAGAGCCTCCGAAGAGGCCCTCTTTCTCTGGCTGGCTTCCCTTGACTAGGGAAACCAAACAATTTGGCCGACCCGAACATCGGCAGACTTGTTCAAGTCCACCATGTCCGAGACAACCTCTCCTGTGAGGTGACGAGGAGTGCAGTACTCCTCTGCCAGACCCCACAGGGTGTCGCCGGGCGCAGCAGTAACCGAGGTCACACTGCACCTGATGGGCTCCTCGGACGAAAGCTCGATGAGCCCCCATCCAAGAAGGATTGGGAGAAGGACAACCATGATCCTCCTCCTGATATAGACTGCCTTCATGACAGCCTCCTTTCTCCCATTTGTAGGCATGAGATAAGCCTTCTTTGGGTTTCGCCGCGATCATAGATCTAGCATCTACCCATAAAAAGAAAAGCTCCTGCGTTTGCAACAGGAGCCTTCCTTTTCTGGACTACTTGCCCAGGTTGGACCTCAGGGCGTTGAGGTCCAGCTCACCCTCCTTGTCGAAGGTGATGGGGGAGGAGAGGCCGTTCTCCTCGGGGTGGATGTTCTCATCGGTCGGCTTTCCGATGAGGTCCCGCAGCTCTTCCAAGCTGGGGTTGGTGGGTTGCATTTCTGCCATGACTACCTCCTAAGTGGTCATACCCGTGCACAGGTTTTTCCGTACTGTGCTACATACGGTTGTTGGGTAAGACCTTTGAGGTCTGCAAACTACCCATGAAAAGAAAAGCTCCCTGCGCGCATGCAGAGAGCTCTCTTTTCTGGAGGACTAGAGCGTCCAGTCCTCCTCTTCGTCCTCCTCGTTGTTTCCGAGGAAGAAGTCTTCCAGGACGCCCCGGTTGTAGGCGACCCACAGGCCACCTGCCACCAAGGTGACGAACACCAGACCCAGGGGGTTGATGGCCCCCAGGATGGTGAACGTGATCCCCAGCATGAAGCCGAGGATTGCAAACGCCCAGCTCACCACGGGGGTGAACAGGGCGATGACGACAGCCGCCACGATGGCGACTCGGTTAGTGTTGTTGAACATGACTCCTCCTAGAGCATGTGCATGACGAAACTTAACGTACTCCGTCTGATTATTACGTTTGATGATACGATGCGCCGCATCAACAAAACCCTATGTTATTAACATGTCTCACGACACATTCATGCTGGGGTACATTCGCATGGTTCTCGTTGTCAGTTTATTTATAGTCCCCAACAACCAGGACTTCGGGATCATATAGATACCCATAAAGAGAAAAGCCTCTGGGCACATCCAGAGGCTATCTCTTTCACTTATCAGGCGAGGTGAATGGTGTGGTGGGTGACCACCGTGTTGTTCCAGTTGGTGTGAGCGACGATGGCCACACGCTTCCCGGTGAACTCCCGCATGAACCACTGCGGGTCATTGTGGGTGTGGTTGAAGAGGACCGAGTCGGTCTCGCCACCACCATTGGCACGGATCCACACGTGGACACCATCGTGTCCAACGACCTTGCCTGTGTAGACGAGGTCTCCGTTGATTGCCGTGTTGTTACGGGTAATGTACATGACTACCTCCAAGTAGTATGCTTTGTCTGACTTAACCCATCAGACGTGATTATTGGGTTGTTAATGCGATGTGCCGCATCAACGATATGCACTGTTTTACTTGCCAGCATGATTGCAAGGTTCTTTCTGTATCTTCGGATCAGACCCCTAGGATGAGGTTGTTAACCTACCCATAAAGAAAAAAGCCCCTGTACACACACAGGGGCTCTCTCCTTCATCCGTCAGAGCTCGATGCTCGGACGGGTGGTCTTCTCCTTCTCGATGAGGCCGTTCTCACGACCCCACTTCAGGAGAGTGGTGATCTCCACCTCCATGGTCTGCTGACCATAGCGGAAGACCATCTTTGCGGGTCCGTACTTGCGCACGTCCACCGCCTTGCCATCCCCGCCATGAGCGGAGATGTATGCCCTCAAGAGCTTCTCGTGAAGCTCCTGCTGACGGAAGATATCGCCAAGGCCAGCAAAGGCCCCGGCAATACCATCCATGATCTGCCGAAGGTCCTCGGCAGCACGGTCGTTGCTCATAATCTACCTCCCAGTAGTGCAACGGTGCACGGCTTAACGTACCGTACGTGGTGATCACGTGTGCGCATGGTGTGTCATACGACTAATGCGCTGTTTTACTTGCCAGCATCATCGCAAGGTTCTTTCTCCTCTTCTTTATCCTCCTAGAAGACAGGAGGGGACCCCATACCCGGGTGGGCTCGTTAAAGCTTTGTGACGGGCATAGTATCCATAGGTTCCCCCCCATAAATTTTCCCCTATTTTTACCCTATAATGACTTTTATATATTCTTATATATGTTCACATAGGTTCGCCAAAAAAATCCAAGAAATATCCCAGAACGAGTTGACACATCCACCACTACCCGATAGATTGCTCCCTGTTGGTCACTTCCAGACAAAGTGGCCGGCTAAAACAAATAAGATACAATCCCTTATACCAAAGGAGAAGAAAACCAAAATGCCCACCAACCCTGTAGACCACCTTGACCCAGAAGACTTCTATCGTCTAGAGACAGAAGAAGAGGTCAACCAGTTCATAGAGTCATACCAAATCGGCGGCTTTGACAAATACAGAGAGTCTGCCTATGGAGACTATGACATAGACAACTACGGATGGGATGACTACTCCTACTAGAGTGGCCCATAATAATATTTCAAACTAGAATAAGAAAGCCCACTAAAATTCAAATGAACACAAATACAATGCCAAACAACATACTGGTAGGATCAGAGAAGCTTTTCAGAACAAAAGCTCCTTGGAGAATATCACATTCCCTCTATGGAGAGATGACCAAAGATCATTCCTGTATTCTATTCAACTATAATCTCAATGTATTATCACCAACCAAAGTAGCAAAGCACATAGGTCGCCATATCTATGATAAAGCACAACATCCCTATGAAAAGATCACCTTCATAGGAATAGGTAGAGATACAGAGATTCTCTATGAATTGAATGAGCTAGGATTTGTGTTTGACGCAGCGGTTTTGGTCAATCACGAAATGAATCCAAAGATGTTTGAAGCCGGCTTTGAGAGAACAGCCATCTACAACTTTTGTACGAAGGTACACGAATACAAAGATTCCATCATTCAGGGAGCTGAATGTAACGAATACGTGAGAACATATGTTCCGGCCCATATGTCAAATAGACTCGCAAAAGAGATCTTTGGCAATGTGGTTTATCAGAGCTATGAAGTGAACTACCTCAATGATGTGGTTCCAACCTTCAAATACTTAGAAGATATTCCAGCCTAGACAAATCAAAACAAAAACAAGAAGAGCTAGATTTCCTCAGGGTTGACCACATAGATGTTCGGCCCCGAGGGATCTAGCTCTCTTACTATGTCTTCCACAGGCTTGTTGAGAAAAGTACTCATGTCAGTCAACAGGGACCACTGATCCTTGTCGAACACTGAGACCACCATCATCTCATCTTTGTTCGTATGAAACGTCATAGTATAGTCTCTTGATTCGTCGCCCTCATTGGACTCCCACTCAAGCTCCATCATCCCCTTGTCGTCTTTCGACACAAGGCCCTTCAGAATCTTCTGTACGGTTTCCCAGAATGGATCCATATTGATGAACTTCCTGTCTACCTGTTGTCTGTATATAAAAAGTCTATTATGTATTTAAAAAAAAATTACTGGCGCAAAAAATTTGGCGTCGGGTTTTGGATGTTATAGTAACTTAAAGATTTACTTTTTATTATGAAGATAGGTAAGAAGATTGTCTAAAGCCAGGGATACTTTTGCGAGCTGTGTCTCCAGCTTTTCCAGATAAGAAGTAGAAATTCCAACGGTAAGCTGAGCTCTGGCCTCTTCTGTTTGGATGGGGTTTAAGACAAAGTCGTAGTAGTAGTTGGGCGACTGGACTTTCTCTTTGTTGAAATCTACAGATATAATATTTTGTATATCGTCATTCATCTACTATCTCGATCCACTTGTCTCCACACTCTCTGCACTCCACACCATATCTGGCACACTCCCCCTCTTTGGGAGGAAGCGCCGATATGACGAAGTCGGGCGGTATTGGGCAATCAGCACAAGGCTCTGGATTGATTGCGTCAGCTGCTCTTGACATTGTTTAACTCTTCTTTGACCTGATTGAACATCTCATCATTTGTTCTGAGCTCATTCAGAGCGTTCTCTCTACCCTGAGCAAAGAGCTCGCCATTGTAATAGATCCATGCGCCCTTTTGACTGAACACACCTTGGTCAATAGCAACATCAAGTACGCACCCGTATTGATCGATACCTTTACCGTAGAGGATGTTGAACTCTGTAACCTTCATTGGTGGGGCCATCTTATTCTTGATGATCTTGACCTTTGAGGTAATACCAACTGCGTTGCCAGCCTTGTCCTTTAGATCTTCCTTCTTACGGATATCTATTCTGACAGATGCGGCAAACTTAAGGGCCATTCCACCTGGAGTTGTCTCAGGGTTACCGAACATGATACCGATCTTGTTGCGCAGCTGATTAATAAAAATCAAAAGAGTCTTGTGCTGATTAGCAAGACCGACAAGCTTTCTCATGGCCTTGGCCATCATTCTCGCCTGAAGTCCCATCTGCTGAGCTTCCATCTCGCCTTCAAGCTCAGCCTTAGGAATCAGAGAAGCAACAGAGTCAATTACGATAACTCCGAGCTCTCCTGTTCTAATGAGCTTGTCCACGATCTCAAGAGCCTGCTCGCCGTAGTCGGGCTGTGCAAGAAGAAGATTATCAAGATCAATGCCGACCGCCTGCATATAGACGGGATCAAGCGCGTGCTCAGCATCAACATAGGCACAACGTAGACCAGACTTTTGAGCCTGTGCTACAACAGAGAGGGCAAGAGTGGACTTGCCTGACGACTCGGGTCCGTAGATTTCTACGATCCTACCTTTTGGTAATCCGCCAATACCAAGTGCTCTATCCAAAGACATTGCTCCTGTTGGAATTGCCGGCCAAGATTCAAACTCGGTGGTACCGAGTCGCATTACTGAGCCAGAACCGAATTGCTTTTCAATCTGAGCAATTGCGATCTCTAACTGCTTTGACTCTTCCATTTTTAGTTAATCCTACTTTCGTATTTTAGTTAGGCTTGATGACATTATATCAGGCTTGCGAGGCCTTGTCAGATTTAATAAACTTGATTCGTTCCATGACTTTATTTTCAAGCTGTTGCATCTCGACTCTTGTTTGATAGTCTGCGCCCAAAACATTATTTCTTATCTTCTCCAGTAGAGCATAGAGTTTCTTTAGCTGGATTTCTTTTCCGTTCATCTTGTACATGGTTTTTCCGCCTTTATAGTGGTATAATAAATGTCATCTAGTATAGCATTTAATAGGAGCATTAGTGAGCAGAAAAGTAGAAACCCACCCAGATTTTATTCGCGCAAAAATACTTTTAAACAAAAGATTTCACACACCTCATGATCTTATTGTTTACTGGTCCATGAGTGGCCCATGCAGAGAGCCTCATCCGGAGATAGAAGATATTTCCGAGTAAGCACTTGACAGCTGGCTTGACAGCTATGCTATACTGGGTATTAGAGAGCATAAGAACAACTGGTTCCACCGTAGCTCCAAGCTTGATAGGCAACTATCATCTTATACGATTCCCCTGATACAGGGAAGGCTTTTGGACAAAATTCCTAAAAGCATTTACTATATGTTATAATATATTAACTTTAAATATATACAACGAAAGTAGGTGCAAAATGAGAATATATCAAATATATATGCCCGAACTTGCAACTTTCGTAAAGTTCAAGGTAATGGAACCAGAGTCGGTTCAAACATTCTTAGATTCCCTTTCTTTCTCTAAAGAAGAGATGAGTGAGCAAGAATATTATTTTTCTTTTAGAAAAGCAGTTATTGAAAACTTCATATTCAATCTCAAAGGTGAGATATCCGAGTCTTTAAGACTTATGTCTCGCAAAGCAGCAGAAGCCTGCCTTGATGCAATGTACACGGGCGCAGTTATGCTTAACCCTGGCCTAGACGTTGATGCCTGGATATCTTTATCATATATGCCGACGGGTAGTTCTTTTAATGATGACCCAATAGATTTTGATTCTCTATCAAAAGACTTTATTGAAAGCCTTAAAAAAGGTGGAAACAAAAGAGCACCTAAATTTGATTTAGATGATTTCCCTTTTGCCTCTTCTAAAAGAAAAGAAGAACCAAAGAAGCCAAAGCAAATATCCAAGCAAAAATTCATGGGCTTAGAAAATCATTTGAAGCAAAACATCATCGGACAAGATGCTGCAATCGACACAATCGTTTCTGCTTTAAAAAGAGCACAAGCAGGATTGTCAGATGCTGATAGACCACTTGGAGTTTTCTTATTTGCCGGATCCTCGCGGAGTTGGTAAAACACACTTAGCAAACACTCTTCATAAATATCTTTTTGGCGCAGACATGCCGATGGTAAGAATTGACTGTGGAGAATTCCAGCACAAGCACGAAAACCAAAAACTTATAGGTTCTCCTCCTGGATATGTTGGCCACGATGAAGGTGGGCAGTTAGTCAATCAGGTTAAGCAGAATCCTAATACAGTGGTTCTGCTAGATGAGATAGAAAAGGCTCACCCAGATCTTTGGAATACATTCCTTAGAGTTTTTGATGATGGAGTTTTAACTGACGCCAAAGGTGAGCTTGTTAACTTCAAGAATACGATAATCATTATGACCACCAACCTAGGAAATGATAAGACCACGGAAAACATGTTAGCCAGTGGAGCTGGGTTTACAAAAGATATTTCATATAAGCTTGGAACAAGAATCGTTCCCGATAGATCCATTGTTGAAAGAAATACCAATAACGCAATCAAGAAGCACTTCAAGCCAGAGTTCTTGAACAGAATAGACAAAATAGTCATATTCAATTTCTTGTCAGAAAAAGACTGCCAGCACATCGCTAGACTAGAGATGTCTATTGTTATAGACAAACTTTCAAAGAAGGGCTATCAAATTAAATATAGCGACAATGTTCTTTCGGGATTAATCAACAAAGGTATTGACGCAGTCAAGGGGGCAAGGGGGTTATCTCAAATAAGAAGAGATCAAATAGAGTCTCCAATAGCCGATACGTTGGTTTACTCTGTGGTACCTAGGGGTACCACTTTTCACATTGATTATGAGGATGAACAGTTTAAATTTGAGGTTCAAAAACCGCATAAGAAATCAGAGATTAAAGAGTAAAACTAGTTACTATTAAACTATATCACTATTTTAGGAGCATTTTATGCCAATGACCAGAATGTTAGCAGGATTAGGCAGAAGAGCTTCGTCTGCAACAGCTGCAACAAGAACTACGGCTAGATCTTCTGGCGCAATGTCCGCTATGAAAAACAACAGAATGGCGCAAATGGTTGCGAGAAACCCTGGTAAAAGCGCAATTGCTGGTGGAGCAGTTCTTGGGGGAGTTGCCATGGGAAGAACAAGAAAGTCTGGACTCGATAAAACTCGTGGCAGACCAACCGGAATGTACGGATACTAATAGGAGTTTACTATGCCAGGAAAACTTGGTAGAGGCGGATTTATAGGAACTTTGGCTGAAACAATCAGCCGAGGTATCGGTCAGGATGTTGGCGTATCAAGAAGGGGTCTCAATAAAGTTGGACTTTCTGGAGCTGTCGCTTCAGGCACAAGAAGAACTAGAGTTATAGGACCAGGAAACTCAAACTCTACAGCTGCAAACTTGGTTACTGGAAAAGGGTCCGGCAGAAGATTCATATCCAATAATCAGTACTCTCAAATTCATGAAATGAGAGGAAGAAAAGTTCTTGGAGCCGGAATAGCCGCTGGAGGCATGGGTGTTGTAAACGCCGACGCCAACAAAAAAGGTTATTATAACCCGATGCCAGCACCTAAGGGCTCCGGCAGATTCGCTTAAATAATTTATTGAAAGATGTGATATGTGATGAACGATTGGAAAACGTTTATAAATGAAAATGGCGATTTCGAATTGCCGAACTTTTTGTATAAGACAATAACAGATCTTATGAAGCAAACACTTGACATGGGGACTCTTTTGTCTAGCGATCAAGCAAAGCTTAGAGCATACAAAGAGCAAACCAAAAAAGCCTTTAAGTCTAGATGGTATGAAATAGCAAAAGCTTTAGAGTTCTTCAACATTATTGATCCTTGCATTTGTTCATCAGATGAAAAAGAGATTTATTGTGATGTATGCAAAGGTGCAAGATATATCATTAGCTCAACACTCACAGCAGATGAGATGAGAGAAGTCGGATTTTTTACCAATGCCGGAACCAATGTTGAGATGATAGAGAAACTACAAAAAAGCTTAAATCAAATATTGATGGAAATGTAACATGTCTTGTCCAAGGTGTGGCTCTCAGACACAAAATGTTACTGAGTATGTCACACAAGAAGAGAAGACTGTTTATGTAAAAGAATATTATTGTAGCAAGTGTAAAAGTTCATCAATTGATTTTTATGATGAACAAGGATTTTTTAAATCAGAGTGGATTGATTTTAATGTCTGAAATAGAAAAAGTAAACGACAAACAAAACTTCATGAAAGAGTTTGGTTCTCTTAGGCCAGATCTCTTCTTTCCCGAGTCTTGGACTCAAGACGACAAAGACAAAGCAATAGAGCTGGTTAGACCGCAAAAAACTAGAAACTCAATGTTCTCGTCGATACCAATGAACTGCGAAGCAGAGCGCTGCATTTTTGCGTCAACCTGCCCCCTACTAAAAGAAAACCTTGCGCCAAGAAATAATCCATGTCCAATAGAGATGTCAATGGTTTCACAGTTCACAGGAGAATACATGGAACAACTTGATGTGAATCCAAACAATCTTGTGGAAGTATCAATGGTTAGAGATCTTGTTGATCAAGAGATTCAGTACATGAGAAAGACAAAACTGTTAGCCAAAGAACACTTTATTCAAGAAAATGTTATTGGAGTTGATCAAGACGGACAGCCAATTCTAAAGAAAGAATTGCACCTAGCAGTAGAACTTGAAGACAAACTGCATAAGAGAAGAAAAGATCTTAGGAACCAACTGCTTGCAACAAGAGAAGCAAAAGCAAAAGTTGGTCAGGTGCAACTAGATACAGCTCAAGCTATTTCTGAAATTATTGACAAAGTTCAATCAATTGAATCGCAAAGAGAAAAGCTCATTAAACAAAAGCTTGGTACATACGAAATAGACGAGTATATAGAAGCCCAAACGGTAGAGGAAGATGGCTAATTTTTATAAAAAGCTTGAAGAAACTCTAAAGACACCTTTATCTACATTAGGTGCAACCAACCCGCAGCAACTATCTGCGATGATATCAAGCAACTTAAGAAATCCAGTTGGCGCAGATCCAAATAAGCTAAAGTTTATGTTTGGTTCTGAAGACGACTTCATGGCAAGGTATCAGAACTTTGAACAGCTTTACAAAGCTGCTTTGCAAGAAGAGCTGCAATCAACAGCACTAAGTGCATCCAGAAAGAGAATGATCCAAGGAGCAATGGATGCTCCAGTTATAAATCTTAATTTAGTAGGAAACTATAAAGCAAGACAATCTTTGATATCCCACCTTAATTCAGAAGTTCTTCCACTTGAGGGTTTAATCAAAAACTTTGGTGCCCCTGGAGTTGGCATGCCGTCCTCAAACCTTTTTAGAGGCGCCGCAAGGTACATGACAGATATGTTGGGGGGCGGAGGTCATCCAGTTCTATCTTTAATCAACAGTTTGACATTTAATATAGATCCCACAAAAGCTGGCATAGAAGCTTTCGGTTATGGTAAAAGCAACCTGCCATCTGCAGCTGCACTTCGTGCATCATCTGAAATGAGTCAAAGAATTAGTAGGGGCCCAGCTGGTCGGTGGTATATTCGATTTTTCAAGAGCCACTGCAGGTGCAGGTGGGGTAAAAAAACTTAACGTATTTACATTTGACGTTGAAACAAGCGGCCTTGGAGTATATGACCAGGTTAGATCACTCGCCGCGTCCTCAATGCAGGTAACAGACAATGGAGCAATAACTCATCAGGCAAATGCGTACGCTGTTCAGTTTTTGACTCCACAAATGGAGCAGTTTGATGTACCTGGAAAAAATGGATCTAGAGAATCGCTTGGTAAATTTGTTTCTACTCTTGAAAAAACAAGTCCAGCAGAACAATTACACGACCTAAATACCGCTCAAGGAAGAGCAGAAGCAATTAAATCGTACAAACAGTTTATGAGACAGGCAATAGACTCAGATGTTGTTGTTGGCCATAACGTTCAATTCGACTTTCAAAAAATATCAATGTCAGCTCATGCAATAGAGGGCTGGGATTTAGATGATGAAGCGGTTGATTTATCAAGAAGATTTAATGGAATGGCAGAACAAGGAAGAGTTATTAACACTCTTGATTTAGCTAAAGATTATTTAACTAGACAAATTTCTGCTGATCTAACATTGGGCGGAGAAGAAGCAACTAGAAAAATAATATCGACAATGTTTGCTCCAGAAACATTAACTCGAGCTTCTATAGGTGGAGCAGCCACGCCCTTCTCAATTGGTAATATTGCTGGCCAAACAAATCTACTAGAACTTATTGAACAAAAAGGTGGAACAGTTGGAAGAGACTTAGTTGGCAATTTAGCAAGGGGGGGATCTGCAGCTCACCAAGCTCAAGTTGACACAATTCTTACTAATTTTATGGTTCAATTTATTCACACTGGAGAACTTCAGTATGGAGAAATAACAGGAATGTCAGCTGATGTATCCGCAGCAAGAAAAACAATTCTAAAATCTTCAGCTATTGTACCAACGACAAATATTGCCAGCGCTCAGCACATGTCCGATGCTGTCTACAATTATGCAAAGGGTCGAGGGATTGAGGGAGTAAAGCTTACGACCGACAATTCAATTATTGCTTTTTCAAAAGAAAATAACTCATGGTACGAATACACTACTGATCCAACAACTGGAGAAACAATTAGTACCCAGTACAATGGAAATCCCATACAAGCAAGAGTAACTGCAGCTCTTGAAGCTTCTAAAAGAGGAGACGAAAGTGAACTTCTTGATATAGGCTTAAATTATCTTGAACAGTCAAGAGCTGACAGAATGCTGGCCAATATAGGTACAACAGCAAATGTGTCAAGAACAACAAACCTAAGATCTCTTGCAGCAGGCATAAGGGCGGGAGATAGGGCAGTTGAAGATCAATTAATAGACTCTCTTGCCGCAACCAGAGAAATACTTGGTTTCCAAGAATTTGGAGAAAGACCAGAGATTTTTTCTCAAATGGGATTAGACAGAGTAATGTCAGCTAATAACATGTTGATTAATCAAGGTCAAGCAAGCGACTATCTGACAAGACTTGCCTCAGCTGGAATAGAAACTGGTATAGATGATCCATATTTGAGAAGAGGTTTTGTTAGCATAGCATCAATAACTTCTGGTATACCTTTTGGTGAAGAGGGAGCTCAAGCTTCGGACAGTTTAGCTAGAACAATTGTTAGTAGAGTCGCTGGTAGTGGCGTTTCTCCAGCAGAGCTTTCCGATAGGGTCAGCGAGTTCAATGCAAATACAGGCAGAAAAGTTGGAGAATATTTAAGCGAGTTTGGAATCTCGTTTGCAAGAACACAAACACAAAATTATGTATTTGGAGCTTCTGGTGAAGTTTCTAGGCCCATTATTTCAACAGACATACTAAAACAAATAGATATTGATCTAGGTGGCGGAAGAGGCCCTGTAAAATTTTTGAGTGATGAATTTTTAAGTGAATATGGAGTCAATAAATTCGGTCTGTCAGCTATAGAAAGAGAAGAGGGAAGAGCAGTAAATCTTGTTTTTGGAGATTTAGCAGCAGATGTGAATAGCGGTGGTTCAGTAATAAGAAGAGACATAGCTGATCAATTGGCTAGAGGTATAACCGATCAATTAGAGTTTTTAACCAGTGCAGACAATCTAAAAGATGCAGTAGAGCAAGGTAAGTTTGCAAACGTTAATCAAGCACGTCAAATACTCGGCATGTTTGAAACCGAGGGGAAAGATAAAGTAAGGGATATGATTAGAGATTCTCTTACTAAACGAGGTCTTGTTGTTGGCTCCATAGAGGGAAGGGAAGGGGCAGGAGTAGCTGCAATAATTGACCAAGTGTCATCTCTGCAAAACGACACAGACGCTTTCCAAAGACTTTATCAATTCTCTGTTAACAAGTTTGGAGACGCACACATAGCTTTCCAGGGAAGAATGGACGATACGACCTTAGGCATTTTGGAGCAGGCTGAAGCAGATGGGAAAATAGCTGCAGGAACTCTTCAAAGAATTCAAAGTGGAGAAATGGGCAGAGAATCCTATGAAGCATACGAAGCCACTCTTGAAAGGGCCTATCAAGATTCTGGGTTTAGAAGAAGACTACAAAGGACCTTTGCCCGCAAGAACTTGGACAAAGGAATATTGGGGACTAGAGTCGGCCGATCATTAAGGGATGATGCGGTAAGGGAGACCTATAGAAAAGTTGCTCCTAAAGTAGGTATGGGATTAGCAGCTGTTGGATTGTTGAGCGCTGGTTACTATATAGCAAAGAAAAGAAAAGAGTCTGATCTTTATGGCGAAACCATGGAGGAGCAGCCTACAGAAAATAGCAGCAGAGGCAATGTTGCCTACTCAAATAATGAAACTATTTCAACAAATACGCCAAGAAGCACGAGAAGGGACCCTCTTGCAACAGCGGGCGTTGTAGGTAATCTTGATAGAAACAAGATAAACCACACAAGAATGGGTCCTCAAAAATACAACAATCTATACGGAGGTTGATGATGGCAATTTTAAACAGCATAGGAAGAGCAGTTGGAGCTGCCAGTAGATCAAAGGCTGTTATGGGGCTTGCCGTAGCCGGAGCCGTCACTAAAGGTCTTTCCGATACAGTTGGACAATCAGCAATTGACAACGCTATGGACATAGCTTTTGACAACCCAGAAGCAGATAGAGCAATTCTTGGCACTGACTTAACACCAAGTCTTTTAGTTTCTCAAGCAGGGCTTGGTCCAATTTCTGGCGCCGCAAGAGCAATGAACATGGATAAATACGGCGTCAACATGGGTATTGAAGGGCCTATGAAATTTGGCGGTGCCGTTGGCACGGTTGGCGGAGCAATGGCTGGAGCTTCATTTGGCGCAAGAAGAGGTGTCATTGGACGGAATAGCTGGTGGAGTCATTGGTGGATTGACAGGAATGATAGGTGGCGCGGGCGCAGGCGCAGGCGCATCCTTTGCAAATGCCGCAGCGTACACAAGAAGGAATGAACAGCTTCTTAGGCAATCTCCATTTTCTAACTCATCTTTGGCAACAGCACAATCCCTTAATGCAACCGGAGACATAGTTCTCGGTATGCACAACTCCAGGAGACCCTAGTGCCACTTAACCCTATGACAGGTCAGTTTGAATACGGTGGCGAGTCCTATGACGTGCCAACTGTTGGTGCTGGCGCAACTATGGCAGGAATGGGTGCAGTTGGTGCAGATATCCCAATAGCATTTAGAATGATGGAGAACATGCCAAGCTTTACAGCTACGGCTTTGTTTAACGCCAGAAGATTTTCTAACACAATGTTTCAAGGTGGATTCCTTGATGTTGCAAACGCTGACCCACAAGACCTTGGAAGAGTAGGAAAATTAAGACAAAAAAGAAGGGTTAATCAAGCAAGGAAGTACGGTGCATTTGTTGGCGACACCGCACAAAGGCCAACTCAAGGAGCTTTTCTTTTTGGTCGAGCAAGAAACATTGACGCAGCAACAAAAACTGCAATAGTCCAACCAGCAAGAATAAACAGCTTTACCGCAAGACCAAGAATATTCAATAGATTTAGTTCTGTAACAAACTTGTCTGGAGTTGCAAACCAAGGTTTTTATACACCATTTCAAGGAGCAAGCTTCTTTAACTCAATGCTCGAAAGAGGTGGAAGAGGAGACAAAATTCTCGCAGCAAAGGGTATAACTAGAGCTGCAGATGAACCATTGTTGACCGGCGGTATTCTTGGAAGAATGACGACCATGTCAAACACCTATGCTCTTGAACAAAAGCAAGCACGATTACTAGCCAAAGGCACTGCCAGAGCAAATGCAAAGGCTGCAAAAATTGGAAGAAAGCTTGGCGGTTTAGACGAAAACATAGTAAGAATGGGTAGACAAACTGGAGCAGTAACAAGAGTAGCTGGACAAATGGCAGATGAAGCTATGTCAACCATAGGGGTTTCTTCATCAAGAGCTGCAGGAATGAGAGCTTCTTTAATCGATGATGTAATGACAGGGGGTATGGCAGATGTTAGATATGGCCGAAGCGTTGCAGGAAATAGATTAAAGTCTATATCTGATACTTCTAGAGGCGTTTTAAGTAGAGCTGCAACTGAATATATGGGAACTATGTTGGATCCATCAAAGTTTGTGGGAACTAGAGCTTATAATGCTCTTAGTTCAAATATTGTCTCAGCTATGACTCCGCTTCAGGCCGATGGAACGATGAGTATAAGGACTGGACAACAATCAGCACAAAGGGCAGCAGCATTTTTAGCGGGAGAAACTGTTGATGATTTAGGTAAGTTTGGAGTTAGATCCATGGGCAAACTTAGTACTCAAGCTTTTGCTTCTGGACAAAGAGCTGTTGGAATGAGATTGGCAGGAGCAACTGGAGCAAGGGCTCTGGGCCTCGCTATTCCTGGAATAAACGTAATAGCTACAGCTTCTTTGGTTTATGATTTAACAAAAATGGCAGGACAAGGTTTTATTGCCGCTGGTAATTTTGCAAAAGATGCTGTAAAATCAATGCAAGGATCTATTCGTAAACCGTTGTTTGGAATGGGTTTTAAAGATAATGAAGTAGCTGCAACATCTAGAGCAAGAGGTGTAATGGCTATTCAAAACTCTAGACTAAATGCTAGAAGTATGTTGGGCGCCGAAGCAGGAATGATGGCTGCACACTTTGGGTAAATAATATGTCAAATGCATTAAAAAATAAAACTCTAGAATTTAGAAAGAAGCTTGAAAAGCTTCCAAAAGAAGATCTTCTTGAAATTATCAAGATGCAAGATGTCGACACCCTAAAAGAGATTAATAGAATTGAATGGGTGTTTAGAAATAAGCTTCAGCATTTAACTTGGGCAGATGGCTCAACTATCACTGAGAGAGATATAACAAACAGAGAGCTTGCACTTCTTGTTGACGAGCCTTTTGAATTAGACTATGAGCTTCTCGACATGCGGAATAACCGCAGAGCAGCAAAGGCAACTGCACATAGCTAAAGATCCTTGCGTTTGGGCCAGAGAGTTTTTGGATGCGCGCACAAGAGTCTATCAAACTTTAATATTAAGAGATCCTTCTTTAAGAAAAGTTTTAAGAGCAGGCCGTCGTCTTGGCAAGACCTTTAGTATGGCAATCTATCTACTTCACTATAGTTACACCCATAAAGATGGTAGGTGTCTAGTTATTGCGCCAATGAAGTCTCACGTAGAACTTATCTATCAGGAGATCTTGCGCCTTGCTGCAAAAAACGAAATAGTAATGAACTCTATTTCAAGAAAAGTTACATCACCTCAGTTTATGATTCAGTTCACCAATGGGTCAACAATTAGATTCTTTACTTCCGGCATGAGGTCTGGTGGAAAGTCTGACGTAGCTAGAGGTCAAGAGGCCCACGTCATTGTTCTTGACGAGATGGACTACATGCATGCAGATGACCTTGACGCACTTTATGCAATGCTTCAGAAGACTGCCGAAGATCAACCAGACAAAGTTCTCATTGGTGCCTCAACTCCAACAGGTAGAAGAGAAAGATTTTGGGAATGGTGCAGAAGCCCCAGGTTTAAAGAGTTTTGGTACCCATCATATGCAAACCCCTATTTCTCAAAAGAACAAGAAGAAGAGTTTAGGGAGCAGTATTCAGAAGTTGGATACAGACACGAAATTGAAGCTGACTGGGGTGAAGACGCAGAAGGCGTCTATCCCAGAAAGTATATTGACAAAGCATTTATTGAACCAAGCTGGAATTATATACCGGAGCTAACTTCTGCTAGAAGCTTTTTAACAATGGGTGTTGACTGGGACAAATACGGTGCTGGTACAAATATTGTTGTTCTAGAAGCCTGCTCAGACTCATATGAGGAGCAGAGGTTTAGAAACAAAGTAAGACTTGCATACAGGGAAGAAATCGAAAGATCTGAATATACTCTTACAAAAGCGGTCTCTAGAATTGTTGAGTTAAATGACATATTCCAGCCCAAACATATTTATGTTGACAGAGGTTATGGAGAAGTTCAGGTAGAACTGCTTCACAAGTATGGAGTTGAGAATCCGATCACTGGACTAAAGACAAAAGTAAAAGGCGTTAGCTTTAGCGAGACTATTGATATTAGAGATCCATACACAAAACAGATTGTCAAAAAAGAAATCAAACCATACATGGTCGACAATCTTCGTCAATATCTTGAAAAAGAGGCGTTGGTTTTTCCGGCCAAAGACGATGAGATGTTTATGCAATTAATATCTTATGTTGTCGTAAGAACAACTCAAACAGGAAGACCCGTTTTTGAAGCCGGCGGATCAGCAGTTGATCACGCACACGATGCCCTAATTCTAGCCCTTCTTTCGATTACGGAAAACTACAGTGAACTACACAAAGCAAAGTTCACCTCAAAAACAGAAAGTTTTTCAAACACTTTCTTTATGCCGAACTCTTCAAGTGCAGACTCAGATTATCCAGATGAATCTTCTTCTGGTTTTGTCTCTGGAAGAGCGGGTTCTCTTGCAGGCAAATCATCTTTTGCAAAAGGGTATAGGTCTAGTGGTAAAAGTGGTCTTAAAAGGAAAGTGTTCTAAGGTAAATTATGGCTAAGTATGGTTTTGGAGAAAGCTCAGCTCTTGAGGATGTCTTTGATGAAAATGTATCAAATGATGAAAGCGTATACACTACGCTTTCAGATAGACAAGAAGCTCTTAAAAATTCAAAGACAAAGACAAGGCACAACTATTCAACTGATTTTTCTGAAGTAGCAATTGATCATGTTAGATCAAATGTCTTTTTTGCAGAAAAAATGATTCTTGGTTTAATAAGAGAAATAGAAGATAACATGTCCAAAGTAACGATTAATCCTTATGCCTGGATTGATCTTGAGAATGCGCACAACGCAGTGTGGAAAGATATAACAAAAGAAAACACTACAGCAAAAACAAAAGACAAACCAAACTTTATTATATTTCAAGAATATCTGTTTGCAGAAAAGCACCTCTGCCGAGCATGCAGAAACTTCATGAAAGAATACGAACTATCCGTAGTTCATACCACATTTGGTCACCTTCTTGAGGCAAGAAAAGCCCTTACCTTCTTGCTGAGAGAACTTGCAATATTAAAAAATATCGTCACTTACTACATAGGGGAAGAGTACAGAGATGGCACAGAAGCGCAAATTGCAAAATACATTTCAGACTGGTCGAGCTCAGCAACGCACTATACGAAACTCATTGCCACCGAAATCACGTCAGCGCCAGCGTCAATCCCCCAATCCGAGTTGGATCAAATCTCAAAAAAACAAGCCGCTCAATTTCAAGCATTTTTTTCAGTCAAAGTAAACTCATATACAGCTGAAATAGACACGCTATTAAATCTGATTAAAAGAGATAGCGTAGAAACGTCTGAAACGTTTTATAACAAGTACCTTATGCCAGCATTGAGTATGAAATCAAAAATAGTTGACCCAATGCTGTTTGACGTGTCAACAACTAATATTAAAAACAATATACCCACTTTGATGAAGGAAGTTTTTGTTGCAACAAGTGCAATAACAGGAAATTTGGGCGCTGTAACAACAGACATGATTCAAAGAAATGTTCAAGTGTATAAAAGATTTGATGCGCTAATGCAAGCTATAAGATTAAAAAGAAGATACGTAAACTACATGGTGCAGTTAGAAGGTGTTGGGGCGATAAGAAAAGCAAATGTCTTAACACAAGAATCGCCAGACTCTGATACATATAGGTCTCTTTTTGAAAATACTTTAGTAGACACAAGTTCTAGGGCAAGCCTTAGGTCTTCCCATAATGATCTCGATGACATAGACGGAGATGCACACCCTCAATATTTGAGGATCGACGGAGGCACCATTAAGGGAGATATATTTGTTGAAGAAGGCGTAAGAATAGCTGGAATCGACCTGGCAAATCACACACATAATGGAAATGATGGAAGTAATTTTATCAGTTCTTCTTCAATTGATTACGAATCAGGAAGAGAACAATATTACGATACAACCAATGTAAGACCCTATAGCAATCTTAATTTAGTATCCCTTACTTCTGTTGTTTTAACTGGTGGAGTTCCACAATATGAGGCTGTTTTTGAAATAGAAGTAGATGATGATAATATTGACTCATATGAATTTGAGATACTTTATAAAGAGATATAATAATGGCTTGGTTTACTTATTTTTCAAATGAAACTCCTGCGGTAGAAAAGATTCCTTCGGTAAGAAGAAGGATATCTTTCCCGAGTGTATCAGAAAACCTAAAAACAGGAGACTGGATAAGCGTTTCTTTATCAAGCATTAATATTGGAAGGATGCTATCGCTAGTTGACGGCGCAATAGTCTCTTCTCTGGACGCAGATTCTTATTTGGTTGTTTTTGAAGATGAAGATGGAATCACTGCAACAGAAAGTTTTATTGATGCCGACTCAAATTTATATTTTAAATCATTGTTTGATTTAGGTTTGGGCCAGGTTCTTCCTGGCGAATATTATATATACTATCACTCGGATAATATTCAGTATATACAAAAAGTTGGCCAGAACTATGTGCAAACCACCATTGGAACAGGTTCAAACTTTATCGCTCAAGAAACCGGCACTGGACCAAAGGTTATTAATAAGTTTTCAAATGTAGTTTTACCTGGTAGCGAAAATGAAAGAGTAGCTACTATTAGCTATATTTCTTCTTCGGGAACTTGGGAAAACAATACCAGTAACGTTCCTGGAAATAAAGTTATCGGAAGATTTGATGGACCACTGCTCAGAGTCTATGGAACAAAACAGTCAAGCGGTGGAAAGGCTTCAATTAAAATTATTAAAACATCGATATCAAATACGGGCCAATCACTCGTTAAGCAAGATGCAATTGATTTTTATTCGTCTAATTTAATTGAGGATCAAATTATTTATGAAATTGATCTAGAGAATGTAGTTACCCTCTTCGCCGCAGAAGAACCTGTAGAAGATGAAAATGTTGACAATCAACAGTCTGGCTACAGTGAATCTGAAGAAGACAGTGCAACTATAGACAGAAAGTCTGTTCTTTATACATCGTATATGTTTGAAATCGAAATACTTAATGAAAGCAACATATCAAGTTCTGGAAAAGATATTGTTGTAACAAAATACGCTTTTGGAAAAAACTTTGGACTGTCAATAAATCCAGAAGAAATTTATGAAGATATAGCATTTTTAAGCACCGGAGTTATAAGATAATGGCAAGGATAAGAAAGACAATATCTGGATTAAAACCAGACACAAACTATCTGTTTACCGTAAAGCCAAAAAACGCAGAAGTCGTTGCAAGTGATAATTTAACTGAAACAATCAGAGTAAAAGTTCCAGCCTCAGACTCAATTCCCTCTAACGTTACCGGTTTAGTCGTTGCCTCAAATTTTCAAACAGTAATACTTAAGTTTGATCCAGTAAACGATATTGATATTCAATATTACGAATATCAAATATACGATGAGCCAACTGGCACCAACATGCCACTCAACAATATTCCTTCTCCATCAACTGGCGAGATTATTTCTGGAACTCATACAGCAAATGTTTTTACAGTATCTGTTAGCAACTCTACAACAGAAGAAAATAGACAGTATTGGGCTAGAGTAAGGGCAATAAATACTTCAGGCGCTCCAAGCGCTTCTTGGTCCAATCTCGTTGGTTCTGGAGATCTTGATCTTATAGAAGATCAATTTATTGCAAGCTTGACTGCAGGCAAAATTACATCTGGAGAAATTCAGTCTGCAACGATCAACATGTCTGGTGCAAACTCAATGATCAAGTCAACTATTTATGATTTTTCTGATGCAACTCCAGTTGGTTGGTTCATTAGAGGGGACGGACAATTTAGTTTAGGTGGATCATCTGGAATAACATATGATACAAATACTGGAGTAACGATAGGTTCAGGTGTAACAATCGTGCCAAACGTTGGCTTGGCAGCAAACGCAATCACAGTTGGTTCAGCACCTAGTATTTTGAGAATCTCTAATGACTTAGGTGGCGGTAAAGCAGGACTTGCGGTTGGTTCAGCTGGATACTGGCACACAGATGGAGATTTTCAGTTAGGCAGTTCACCAAACTATTTAAGCTGGGATCAAAGCGAATCAGCAATTACGCTTGGCGGAAGCATAGATGCAATCTCTGGAAAAATTGGTGGATTCTCTATTGATCAACACAGCTTAACTTCTATAACGCCAACTGGAGCAGTTGGCGTTTCTTCTGGTGGAGTGATTGAAACTATTCCTGGTCTTGACGATGTTGCATTCTTTGCAGGAAAAGATGGAGTATCTAACACTCCTCCGTTTAGGGTCTACACTGACGGCAGAGTCATAATGGGAGGTGGAGGTGTTGAAGTTTTAACAAATGGAAACATGACAACCTCAGGAAGCCTTACGGTAGCTGGAAACATGAGCTCAACTGCAAACATAACAGCTAATGGAAATATTTACGCAAAACTTTTGCAATCACACACCACAGTTCCCCAACCTTCAGGGTCCTCTTGGAAATTGGATGGAACAGGTTTTCAAGCTTGGTCAGGAACAACCGAAATAGTAAGCATAAGTACCAACACAAAAATAACTGGAAACCTTTATGTGAATAACGCAAGCGGAACTGGGGCAATAAGGATAAACTCTGATGCAAGCACAAGCTCTTCTTTTAGCTTGGTTGCGTGCAATGCTGTAGGAGATTCAATTCTTGCAGTAAGAGGAGACGGTGCCGTAAAAATAAATAATGCAACAGGATACACATCTGAAAAATTCTGGCATGCAGGAAATGATGGTTCTGGTTCTGGCCTAAATGCTGACCTATTAGACGGAGTTCAGGCCAGCTCTTTCCTTAGGTCAGACGCTACTGATAGTGCAAGCGGAAGCCTTACCTTTTCTGGCTCTACAACATTTAATGGCTTCTCAATATTTAACGGTGGAGTGGATATTAATTCCAGCTTAACAACTAATGGATATTTTAGGTCCTCATCCGGCGGCAATATACTTTCTTATTCTACAAACGCCGCATGGTCTTCCTCTACCTTTGGCGGAACATTGGGCAAGTCAACTTCATCATCTAGAAGGTATAAAGAAAATATTGTAGAAACATTTTCTGAAAATCTTGATCCGTCTAAAATACTTGACCTTTCTGTAGTTCAATTTAACTATAAACCAGGAATTATAGGAGCAGGAGACAGTATAGAAGGAAAAACTCTGATTGGTCTTTTGGCGGAAGATGTTCACGAGAAGTATCCAGTTGCGTGTTTGTACGATGAAGAAGGTAGGCCAGAAAACTTCTATGACAAAGTTTTAATTCCCGCAATGCTTAAGGTTATACAAGACCTTGCTACAAAGGTTGCGGAACTTGAATCTCGTCTGATATAATACTGCATTAAATAAATTTAAACGGAGTTTTAAATGCAGCCACAAGAGCCTAATCTAGACGCTAATTTGATTATACAATCTTTTCAAGAAAAAATTAATCAACTTATGACAGAAATTATTGTCAAAGAAGCCACCATAAAGCAATTAACCATTCTTATTGAAGAAACAAAAAAAGCAAAAAACACTAAAAAAGAGGAGCAATAATGTCCGAGGAAACAGTTAATCTTTTGGATCAAAAAGAGTTTAATATTAATATTAAGATCACAAAGTCAAATATCTCTTATAAAAGCGACTTTTCTGAGCCTGAAACCGTTTTTTGGCTTGAATCAATCAAGTCAATTATAATAAATAAGGCTTTTGAGCAGGTAAACGAAAACAGCTGATATTAGTTTTACTGTAATTGTTTGACTACTATAGAGATATATTTTGGACCCTAAAGCAGGAAAGTTATGCCACTAAGAAAATTTTTGCCATTTTCAAATAATGTCTCCATAGAAGAAGCTACCCTTGACACGGATCAGATCAGGTCATTGTCTAGGTCAATGAGGGTTGCAGCCCTTGCACTTGGTTATCGTGGTGTTAATTATTATTACACTAATAGGACAAACTTTGAGCCAGCTCCTTATGATTTTGATAGAATTATTCAGGCAATTGATACCGACTCTTATGTAAAGCAAGCTATATCTAAATATCAGGAATTATTCTGGAAAGAGGGCTGGCAAATAGTCGGAGAAAATCAAGAAGCCGTTGCCTATCTTTATCAGCGCATAGACTATATGGAAATAGCTATGAAGAAGTCTTTTCTTGAATTTCTTTATGAGCTTTCTGATCAGCTGTTTAAATTTTCAAATGTTTTTATCGTCAAGGCAAGAGCGGATCTTTCTGAATATTTTCCAAAAGCACTAAATCCTGTTGGAGCAAGTCAGCCCATAGTTGGTTATTATATTATCCCTACTGAACAAACAAGAATTCTTAGAGATAAGCATAACAAAGCAAAAGCATTCCTTCAGAGAACTAACCCGCTAACCTATGCGCCTACCGATAGAGACCCAAGATGGGATGCAGAGAAAGTAATCCATCTACACTTTGACAGAAAGCCTGGTAGAGCTTTCGGTACTCCTTTCCTTTCCAACGTTCTTGATGACGTAGTCGCACTTAGGCAGATGGAAGAGGATATTCAAAATCTTGTTCACAGAGAATTATTTCCTCTTTACAAATATAGAATTGGAACAGCAGATCAACCAGCTGAGCCTGAGGAAATTGATCAGGCTGCAATGGAAATTGAGGCTCTTAGATCTGAAGGTGGATTAATTCTTCCATATAGACACGACGTTGAAGTCATAGGAACTGGCAATCAGGCAATGGACGCAACATCATATCTGGACCACTTTAAGGAAAGAGTTGCCATAGGACTTGGTGTTGCTCCTCACCACATAGGTATGACCTTTAATGGTGGCAACAGAGCTGTAACAGAAAGATTGGACACGGCTCTTTATGACAAGATTAAAACCTATCAAAAAAAGTTTGCTGAGATGATTAGGGTAAACATCTTAAATGAACTCCTTTTTGAGGGTGGTTTTGATCCACTTGTTAATCCAATTGAAAACGATATGTCCGATAGGTGCTACTTTAAATTTCATGAAATTGACGTTGACACTCAAGTAAAAAAAGAAACTCACATTATTCAAAAGTATGTCAACTCTTTAATAACTCTTGACGAAGCCAGACTAAAGCTCGGAGAAGACCCTGAGATTGATACAGAGAACATGTTCTCGGCAATTCAGGCCAAAATACAAGCAGATAGCGCCGTTGCTCAAGCAAAAGCCCAAGCAAAGATTAATCCTCCAGCCCAACCTCAAATGAAAGACGTTGTGATGGACGGAGACAAGCAAGAGCCAGCCAAAAAGGGTCAAAGAAACGCTCCCTCTTCAAGAAGGGGTCCAGGCAATGTTATCCGCCCACAAAACCAACAAGGAAGAGTAACATCCCCTGACATTAAGAGATCAGACACATCTTGGATTGGTGTAGTTGAAAGCTTGTTGCAAGATCAGTATAATGTTCAAATAGCTGAAGACGAAAATGTTTTAAAAGATAAAAAAGTAAACGAGGATAATAATGAGCATAATGATAAAGTCGGAGATCTCTAGCCAGTATCTTTTAGAGGAAGATGCAGTAGAGGGTTTTAAAACCGCAGTTGCAAATGGGCAGGTTAGACTTGCTCTCCAGATAATGACAGAAATAGTTGACGGCATCATGGAGATTTTTGACGCCGCACTTGGAGATGATGAAGATGATGATACTTCAGCAACAGCAGCAGCAGCAGAGGTGCCCGCACCTTCTGCTGTAGAAGAAGCAGCCAAGGAGTCGGCTCCTATAAAAGAAAAAAAAGAGCCAGCAAAGAAGGCTCAAGAAGAGAAGACAGAAACAGTTACTGCACCTAAGTGATGAAGTTAGTAATAGGTTGTCCAATCTATAAAAGAAGTTGGATTTTTCCTTTCTGGGCCGCTTGCATGGAAAGGCAGTCAATTAGTCTTTCTAACATTGGTTTCGTTTTTGAAACATCGCCAAATGATATTGAGACAAAAGATATTATTTTAAAGTGGAAATCACTTCATCCAGAAATTCCACTTTTTGAAATAAATGATAGATCTGATATTCCTCATTTCGAGCATGAAAAAGGCTCTAGACAGTGGACTATGTCTAAATATCATAACATGATAAATTTAAGAAACTCTCTATTAAAAAGAGTAAGAGAAATTCAACCTGATTATTATTTTAGCTTGGATTCAGATATTCTGATAAAGAATCCAAACACATTAGAGTTGTTGATGAAACATGTTGATGAGGGTGCAGACGCAGTCAACACGCTTATGTTTATGACGCCTTTTGATACTAAGTTCCCCTCAGTCATGACATGGAATAATGATGAGAACAATAGGGCGCACAGGGCAGACTCCTATCCTCTGGGATCTTTTTTTGAAGCCGACATAATCATGGCAGCAAAAATGATGTCAAAAGACACATATAAATCAGTTAATTATGAGTTTCACATACAGGGAGAGGACCTTGGCTGGTGCCAAGCCGCAAAAAGAGCAGGCAAAAGACTCTACTGCGCCTCATACATATACACTCCTCACATAATGCATGAAGAGATGTTAATTGAGTTTACAAAAACCGGTGACCCTAGGGAAAAGGTTATTTTTGAAAACTCAGCAAAGATATGATATATTTATATAAAATTGTTTAATGTTATAAAAGAAAAATTACTATATATGATACACACTACACTTTTATTTGGAGAAGCTCATGGCTTTTGATTTTGTAGAAAATTTTACACTTGTACTTCCAGATTTTTCAAAAACTGACTTTTCCTTTGGAGAAGCCGTTAATTCTAGCCAAGGCTTGATCATTGAGGTTGCAGCCATACATGAGGGTTTAACACGGAAACTACAACAACTATTCAGCAGCTGAGCTAGAGAAAGCTCTTCAATCTTGGGTTGAACCATATCCCAAGCCTATTATTTTAAATCACGATCTTAATTCAGAGCCACTTGGTCGAGTAATGGCTGCAAGGATGGACAAAGAGGAAGATGGCTCAGCTTTTGTAAGGCTGCAAGTTGCAATTACCGATCCATTAGCAATTGAAAAGATTAAAGATAAAAGATATCTTACTGGCTCTGTTGGCGGAAGGGCCGGCAAAGCAATTTGTTCAATTTCTGGCGAAGACCTTGCAAGAGTAACAGAGAGTGGTAAACCACCAGTTTCAAGGTTCAAGAGAGGACAAGTTTACAAAGGCAAGCTCGCTTACGTAGACATGCAGGATATTGCATTTAAAGAATACTCTTTTGTTAACCAACCAGCTGACTCTAAGTCAAGTATTAGAGGCATAAAGTCTGGAGACGATAAGTCTATGGCAACTGCTGACAGCGAATGGGTGGCAAAGAGCTCTGCATTCGTACTGCATATGGACAAAGAGGATATAGTCTCAATTGAGGAAAATCAGTCAGTATTAAGCTCAATGAAAAAAAAGGAATCAAAGCCTCTTTATCTTCATCTAAAGGGAGCTTTCCTAAGCGCCTGCGCCGTGCAAGAGAGTGAAAAGTATAAATATGATGATAGTTCATTACTATCACATAAGAATGAAAAAGATGACATCTATCAGGAGAATTCTAATATGAAAAATGACGCTCAGCAGGACGACGTCCTAGCAGCAATTGAGGGTCTTAGCGAAGATCTATCGGCAATTGCGGCTTCTATTTCTGAGGGAGCCGATGAGGAAGAGCCAGCAAAAGAAGAGCCAGCAAAAGACGGTGAAGACACAGCCGCTGGAGAAGATAAGGTCGCTGAAGAGCCCGAGGCAGAAGCTTCTGATGAGGAAGTTGAAGAAAAAGTTTCCGAAGAGGCTTCTCAAGAAATTGTTGAAGCAGACACATCATCAGCTGCAGCAGCTGTACAGAAGGTTCTTAATGAAGCCATTGTTCTAGGTATTGCGGCCCAAAGAGCGCACTGGAATGTTGTTGGGGTAGACTTTGAACAGTATCATGCCCTATTTGGTGCTATTTACAGCGACATCTTTGGTTCAGTAGACGACATCGCAGAAGAGATTCGTAAGATGAACGTTATGGTAGAAAACCTTACAAGCATGGTTATGAACGCTGCCTTCAAGGATGATGCAACCAGCTCAGACGCAAGATCCCTCACTGAGGATCTTCTTAGAAAGAACGAAATGCTTAACGAAACCATTCTAGCTGCATTTGCAGCTTGTGATGCAGTAAATGCACAGGGCACTGCAGACCTCATGGCAGCTCGTGACGGAATGCACAAGAAGTGGTCTTGGCAGCTTAGATCTTCTCTCGGCATGGAAGCAGGCGAGCCTGCAGACGAGTCATGGAGAGAAATTGTTTCTACCCCAAAGGTAACTGAGGGAGAGAGCAAAGAGGCAGACAGCTCAACAGCAGAGCTCACTAGCAACGATAGCGCTTCTGAGCAAAAAGCTGAAGAGTTAAATGAAAAAGTTCAGCTTCTTGAACAAGAGAATACAAAACTCAAGAATGCACTACACAGAACTCTAGCAGAAAGAGTAGTGGACACTAAGATAGCTGCTGGTGTTGAAAATCACCAGGACAGAGAAGATCTCATTGAGGAGCACTCAAAGCGTAGCGCTTCTTCTCTTGCAGATTCTCTCAGAGATCTGGCAAGAATGCCAGTAGCTAAATCATCAAAGGCCCCAATGCCAGAGATGTCATCTGATGTAAATGCAATTGAGGGTGAGGACAATGTAATCACCCTTGACGCAGAAGAAGTCAGAGAAGAAGAAGAGGTTCGCACTCCAGAGCAAATCTTTGTAGATGCACTAATGGGCCGTCGTAAGCTCTAATTTTAAAAATAATAATATTAAGGAGACACTTAAATGAGTTTAGCAAAGTTTCGTAAGGTTGGCGGCAAGACAGGTTCCGGTCGCCTAGTAGTTTCAGAGGGCATCGCTCCTGCAGCTTACCTTCTTCCCCATCCAGGTCTTCCAACCTGGTACACTGACAATGAGGATGATCGTTTTGAGATCGTAATCCCCAAGGGAACCGTTCTTTCAGTAGTGGCCGACGCCAATGGTGACGCAAGAGTGGTTCCTGCTAACGGAACCTCTTCATCAGTTACTTGGGGTGACAACATGCCAACCACCTGGGATCCACTAGATGGAGCAACCCCAGCATATAGCTCTGGCGCAACTGACACCGTTACAGTTCCCGCAAGATCAATTCCGATTGGCGTCGCTCAGTACGACCTCTATCGTCCCTTTGACAAGGGCACCTCACAGGGCGCTGGGTTCATCACCCATGGCTATGTTGAGTACCCAATGGTCAATGGCGTCAACAATGACGTTACCGTAGGTAGCGTCGTTCGTGCCGATGGCCTTGGTCGTCCAGTTCTGGCAGCTGCATCTGACTTCTACAATAGCAGTGCAGTCTACGCTTACCTCCAGGTTGGTAAGGTAGTCGAGGTAGAAAAGTTTGCAACCAACTTTGATGATGGTCTACTTTCCTACATGCAGCTTCCTTCAGATCCAGGTGCGCTGAAGACAGTGTTTGAGCTTACCCGCTCAGGCTCTTTCTCTGGCAAGCTTGGTATCCGTTCCAACCTGGATGTAAACAACGTAATTGGCGCATTCCGTGTCAATCTAACGCTCTGATAAATAAAAAAGAAATAACAACAGGAGGATTAATCCTAAGATGAGCAAGACAATCCAAGAGCTCCTCTCGGGTCTCCCAGCTTGGGAAACCGCGCTGGCCGAGGACGGAAACATTGATGAGAACAACAGAGTAACTATCAAGGAAGCCTTTGCTTCAGCCGACGCTGCCGCACTCTTCCCAAAGGTTATTTCTCGTACACTAAGAGAGGCCGCAGAGCCACAGCTACTAGTTACTCCACTACTTTCAGTAGTGCGCCTAGGAAAGGGACGTTCGCTTGAGTTCCCAGCAGTCAATGCAATTCAAGCAGCCGAGATTCCAGAAGGTCAGGAGTACCCAGAGCAGGCACTCGCCTTTGCAAAGCAGATTGAGGGCAAGGTATCCAAAAAGGGTGTCAAGCTTTCATTCACCGAAGAGGTAATTGCCGATTCACTTTGGGACATTGTTGGCCTTCACGTAAGAGCCGCTGGTCGTGCCATGGCACGTCTCAAGGAGCAGATTGCTCTCAGCCGCTTTAAGGATGCAGCCACCATCGTCTTTGACAATGATGACGCAGGATACGACGACACCAGCGGTCGTGGTATCGACGGTGCCTACAACAAGACCATCCGTTGGGATGACGTCATTGACATGGCTGCTGTACTTATGGCTGAAAAGCACGTACCAACCGACTTTATCCTTCACCCACTAATGTGGTCAGTATTCCTTAAGGATGCTGTTTTCCACATGGGCGGTGCAGCTTCAGCTGTTAACACCAGCTGGGGATATCGTCCTCAGAACCCCGATGCAGCTCTCAACGCAACTGCACCAATGGGTCTGAACGTACTTGTTTCACCATTCGTAAGCTTTACTGCAAAGAGCGGTGCAACCCCAGCCAAGTCCGACATCTTCCTCATTGACAGGAACGAAGTTGGAGCACTCCTCGTCAAGGATGACATGAGCACTGATCAATTTGATGAGCCAAGCCGTGACATCCGTCAAATGAAGATGAAGGAGCGCTACGACATCGTAATGCTCGGTGACGGTGAAGGTATTACAGTAGCCAAGAATGTTAACCTGGCTCGTAACTACGAGATCCAGACCTACAACGAGGTTTCTGTCTGACCTTAGGGTAGTTATAGTTATGCATACCCTTGTGGTGGGGGGAGAGTGGGTTTCCGCTCTCCCCCTATTGCTTTTCATCAAAAAAGTTGTTACTAATTTCTATATAAGATTATTAGGAGAATGAAGTGGCGCTTAACCTTCTTGATCACGCACAAGTTGATTTAAATACTGTTGTTCTTAAATTTGGAAGAACAATCAAAATATCAAGTCTAGTCAATAATAACTTTATTGTTCAGACTAACGCCGCAACGCCTGTTGTGGTTTCAAATCCATTTAAAACAATCAATACGGTCAGTGATTACAATCAAATTTCAAGAACTTTAACCCTATACTGGGATAATACTCTTCAGCCAAATACTTCTTATGTAATTAGAGTTGTTGGTTTCCTGGATGCAGCAAACGAATTAATAGCTGAAGAGCAAGTTCTTTTTACCAAAACAGACGACGCTACCCCAGCTGCGTTTTCATCAATTAGAGTTCCAGATATTCAAGAAGTATACATTGAAGATCACTCAATAAAACAAGATGCCTATACGAGCTATCAAATAATAGCTAAAAATCCCAATTTTTATATAGCTAACGTAGATCCAAGTAATGGCGATTTTTATATTGATAACGACTATAACAATGGCAGGGTAACAATCACCTTTAGTTCAAGGCCAGCTTCTAACTTTTTAAATAGTTCTTTTTTCAAAGCTCAAAGAAAAAAAATTCAGATTGCACCCTCTAGGTGGGAAAATATATCAACAAGAGTCTCTATGCACTCTTGGAAGCCAGAAGTTTATGTTGATTTTCCTTCTGACGACGCAACGCCCGTTTATTACACAAATGGCGCAAACTACTTTGAGTCAGGTTATAAGTACAGAATAATTGTTTCAAAAGATATAGGAATATAAAGTGGCTAATTTTATCTACGGAAAAGCAAAGGAAGCTTTGTTTAACGGAGAATTTGATATTTCCTCTAATAGTTTTGGAATACTTTTATTAAATACTTCTAACTATACTCCGCAACAAAATGTGCACCAATTTGTTTCAGATATTCCAGAGTCTGCAATTAAAAAAAACTATCACCCAGTTCAAAATTTAACAAACACACTTGGAACAATAGATGCTGACGACGTTACGATATCAGACTATAGTGGGCAAGCTTTTAACGCTATTGTGTTCTACCAGGTTGGAGCAACAGCATCTCAGTCAAGACTTTTGTTTTATATAGATAACTCGCCTGGAATTCCTTTTGCTGGAACTTCAACAAATGCTCCAGTTACAATAATTTGGAACAATGACCAAAATAAAATAATTTCACTATAGGAGAAAAATGGCTACCAATTATCCATCTTCATTAGACAATTTTGTAAACCCAACAGCATCAGATACTTTAAACTCCGCCACAGTCCCTCACGCTCAGCAGCACTCAAATTTAAACGATGCGGTAGAAGCTATGCAAACTGTTTTGGGCATAAATCCAGCTGGATCTCATCTTACGGTTAAAGACAGAATAATCAACGCAGAAACACAAATATCTTCTCAGTCAACATTAAATGGTTTAACAGACGTTACTATTAACTTAACGAATAGCGGAGATGTTTTAAGGTACAATGGCACCCAATGGGTGAACTATTCAGAAGAAAATTTAGTTGACGGAGGAAACTTCTAAAATGGCAAATACAATTAGAATTAAAAGAAGGGCTACAGGCGATTCTGGCGCGCCCTCCAGTCTAGAAAATGCAGAGCTAGCTTTTAACGAAGTTAATAATACACTCTACTATGGCAAGGGTACAGGTGGCGCAGGAGGAAGCGCAACGAGCGTTATTGCCATAGGTGGAGATGGTTCTTTCGTCAATTTAAGCGGTAGTCAAACAATATCTGGAAATAAAACCTTTTCTGGAACAGTTGCTCTGGGCTCTTCAGCTACTGCAACTACACAAACAGCTGGAGACAACAGCACAAAAGTTGCAACAACCGCCTATGTAGATGGTGCAATAACTACATCAATTTATTCATTTACTGCTGCCGGTGATTCAGGTACAGCTCAAGAAATAACTGATGCGGAAACTTTTACTATTTCAGGTGGAACTGGCCTTTCCTCGGCCATGACTACAAATACGGTAACAATTAATCTTGATAATACAGCAGTTTCTGCAGGCTCATATGGCTCAGCAACAGCAGTCGGAACTTTCACCGTCGACGCGCAAGGTCGCTTGACCGCTGCTGGCAGCACCAATATATCAATTCCTTCAACTCAAGTAAATGACTTTACTGAAGCAGTTCAAGATATTGTTGGCGGAATGGTCTCAACTAATACGGAGTCAGGCATATCTGTTGAGTACGATGACGAAAACGGCAAACTTAACTTTAACGTCAATGATCCAACAATAACAATTACTGGTGACGTTGACGGCAGCGCCACAATGACCAATCTCGGTAGCACAAGCATAGAAGTAACTCTTGATACAGTAAACTCAAATACAGGATCTTTTGGATCTTCTACTGCAGTCCCGGTAATTACAGTCAATGGTAAGGGTCTTGTTACCGCAGTTACAACATCATCAATTTCAACTGTGCTAACAGTTGGTGCAGACACTGGAACGGCAGATGCTGTAACTCTGGGTACTGACACCTTAAGTTTTAGTGGTGGCGAAGGAATAGACACCGCAGTAACAAATAATACAATAACCATTTCAGGAGAAGATGCAACTACCTCAAATAAGGGTATAGCCTCATTTAGTTCTGATAATTTTGCAGTAGCGTCCGGTGCCGTAACCATTAAAGACGGCGGTATTGCAAACGCAGAACTTGCAAACTCAACTATTACTCTTGGTTCAAGCACTTTAACTCTTGGCGCAACCACAACATCCCTAGCTGGAATCACAGAGCTTACCGTTGATAATCTTAATTTTAACGGTAATACTATAACTTCAACGGATTCCAATGGGAATATAGTTCTTAGCCCCAATGGTACTGGATCTGTAGACGTAGCCTCCTCAAGAATTACTGGTCTTTCAGAGCCAGTAAATGACACTGACGCAGCAACAAAGTACTACGTCGACAATAAGATTACTGGTCTTGACTGGAAGTCTTCTGTAAACCTATTAGCAGCAACAAACGTTGCGCTAACTGGTACTGATGGAACTCTTGAAATTGATGGACATGATGCACTCGTTGCAGCAGATGAGGGATACAGAATCCTTCTTATCAATCAGAGCACTAATTCGCAAAATGGCATCTACGTCTACACAGAAGATGCAGGATCATACACATTGGTCAGAGCAACAGATGCAGATGTTTACACTGAACTTATTGGTGCAGCTGTCTTTGTTATGGAAGGTACCACATACTCAGATACCGCATGGGTACAGAACGATCACTATATAACAGACTTTAGTGGCCAAGACTGGATTCAATTTGCAGGTGGTGGAGCCTACGGTGCTGGCAATGGATTGGGGCTTACTGGTACAGAGTTCTTTGTAAAAGTAGCCACAGATGGTGGAATTGAAATTGTATCTGATTCGCTGCAGCTTAAGTCAAGCCTTGCTGGCAACGGCCTAACATATGCAACAGGCGTTCTTGCAGTAGGTGGTACCGCTGACAGAATTACAGTAGGTTCCGATGCAGTTGATATAGCTTCAACCTATGTTGGCCAATCAAGCATTACGACTCTTGGCACGATTAGCACAGGAGTTTGGCAAGGCACCCTTGTTGGTCCAACCTATGGTGGAACAGGAGTTAATAACGGTTCAAAGACAATCACTCTTGGTGGTAACTTTGAAACCTCGGGCGCCCACGCAGCAATCCTAACCCTTACTGGCGCAACAAACGTAACCCTTCCAACCACTGGAACTCTTGCAACCTTAGCTGGATCAGAAAATATTTCAAATAAAACAATAAGTAATTCAAGCATTGGTTCAACAAATCCCAGTACTGCTGCATTTACGACCCTTACAGCAAGTGGAGCAACAACACTAACTGCTAACACTGCATCAAGCTCTTACACAACTGGAACCTTGGTGGTCACCGGTGGAGTTGGCATATCAGGTGCTCTCTATGGAAATTCCAGCACCTTAAGTGGTTTTGTTGTTGATGGTGGAACATTCTAAGCGTTTTTGTTATAATTAAAAACGTTTAAGGACGTAAAGTGGAGTCAAAATGAGTAATGTTATAAAAATAAAACATTCGTCTCTGACTGGGTCCACTCCTAACTCTCTTGAATCCGGAGAGCTTGCACTTAACTCCGCTGATGGTAAACTATTTTATAAGAATAGCTCTAATCAAATAGCAGAGTTTGTTGGGCCTCAGGGGCCAACTGGACCGACAGGGGCTACTGGACCTGCCGGCATTAACGGAGTTTCATCGGGAACAGTTTTCTATCTTGATAGTGCGAGCGTCACGCAGACTGTTCCGTTTACTGAACCCACTGGAGCATTACTGCTCTTACCAAACACTGGCACCCAGACAACAATAGTTACAAACAGTATTTCAACATCTCCAATTACTATTGCAAAATTCACGACAGAGGCTGATGCGCTTCTAACGACCGCAATCATCCCAGGCCTATGGGCGACGACTCTTTATGCCTTAAGGTCATCTGGTGGTACCGGTAATCTTGTTTACTGGTTCGATGTTGTTGAGGTGGAGGCAGACGGGGTAACTGTTATTGACACAATCAAGGCTGGCAGTTCTAGTTCTGGAATCCCAATTGATACAGCGCAGAATGTCTACATTTCAAGTCTGTATGTTGATACTTACACTCTCGCAAGTATAAGTAGCAGAATTCAAGTAGTTATCTATGCTCAAGCAACGGGCACAGCAAAAAATCTGACGATTGAACTGCGCAATAATACGCAATCAAACATTGTAACCACGATTGCATCTAACTTAATTGGAGAGACTGGTGCAACCGGGCCAACTGGTCCGACAGGTGTTACAGGCGCTACAGGCGCTACAGGCGCAACTGGGGCAACTGGCTCCACCGGAGCCACTGGACCGGCCGGCGCTACCGGGGCAACTGGGGCGACTGGATCTACTGGCGAAACTGGAGCGGTAGGAGCCACTGGCCCCGCTGGCCCCACGGGCGCAACTGGGCCCCAGGGCGAAACTGGAGCGGTAGGAGCCACTGGCCCTGCTGGCCCTACGGGCGCAACTGGGCCCCAGGGCGAGACTGGGGATGTAGGCGCAACAGGTCCTGCTGGCCCCACAGGCGCTACTGGCCCCCAAGGTGAGACTGGGGATGTAGGCGCAACAGGTCCTGCTGGCCCCACAGGAGCTACTGGCCCCCAAGGTGAGACTGGGGATGTAGGCGCAACAGGTCCTGCTGGCCCCACAGGCGCTACTGGCCCCCAAGGTGAGACTGGGGATGTAGGCGCAACAGGTCCTGCTGGCCCCACAGGCGCAACTGGATCTCAAGGAGCCACAGGCGCAACTGGACCCCAAGGAGCTACAGGTGCAACTGGAGCACAAGGAGAAATTGGTCCACAAGGTTCAGTTGGTGCAACTGGTGCAACTGGTCCAGAAGGACCAACTGGATCAATAGGTCCTGTTGGTGCGACTGGAGCTACAGGACCTCAAGGCAATTTTGGAGGCATTACTCTTGACTACACTTTTGAAACCGACACAGATCAAAGCGATCCTGGATCCGGTAAAGTCAAGTTTAATAACGCAACCCTTGGTTCAGCAACCAAAATGTTTATTGATGATTTGGATGATGGTTCTATCGATGTTCAGGCCTTCTTGCGTACAATTGATGATTCGACTGCTGGAATCAAGGGACACTTTAGGATTTCACTGAAGTCTGACTCTCTTGAATTTGCGATCTTTACAATATCTTCTGTTACAGAAGAAACTGGTTTTTTTGTTGTTGATTGCGGTTTTGTGTCTGGTGTTGCTACAAACTTTAACGACGGTGCAGATGTAATAATAACCTTTGCTCGAACTGGAGACATTGGCCCAGTGGGAGCAACAGGTCCAACTGGAGCAGCTGGTCCGCAAGGCGATATTGGCCCTACTGGCGCCACTGGTCCGCAAGGAGATACTGGAGCAACTGGAGCAACCGGACCCGCAGGAGCTACTGGACCCCAGGGAGCTACAGGGGCAACCGGGCCCCAAGGTAATCAGGGTGAAATAGGCGCTACTGGCGCTACTGGAGCAACTGGAGCAACTGGTGCACAGGGAATAGCTGGCCCAACTGGGCCAATCGGTGCAACGGGTCCGCAGGGCGAGGTGGGACCAACTGGCCCCACAGGGGCAACTGGGCCCCAAGGGCCTGTTGGCCCCACGGGCGCAACAGGGCCCCAAGGTGATGTCGGCCCCACGGGCGCAACAGGGCCCCAAGGAGCTACGGGCTCAACTGGTCCCCAAGGCGACACTGGTCCCACGGGCGCAACAGGGCCCCAAGGTGATGTCGGCCCCACAGGCGCAACTGGGCCCCAAGGAGCTACGGGCGCAACTGGTCCCCAAGGCGACACTGGTCTCACGGGCGCAACAGGGCCCCAAGGTGATGTCGGCTCCACAGGCGCAACTGGGCCCCAAGGAGCTACGGGCGCAACTGGCCCAACGGGAGCTACTGGCCCAACTGGAGCCACTGGACCGCAAGGGAATTTTGGTGGCATAACACTTGACTACACCTTTGATACAAATACATCAGAAACTGACCCCGGTGCAGGAAAGTTGAAATTTAACAACCTAGATCTTACTTTGGCAACTCTTTTAATTATTGATGATGTTGATGATGGGTCAATTGATGTTCAAGCTTTTCTTAGAACAATTGATGATTCTACGGCAACAATAAAAGGTCACTTTAGGATTTCTAATAAATCTGATTCAACCGACTTTGCTTTATTTACCATTTCAGCAACCGCAGAAGAAACTGGATTTCACACAGTTAGCTGCGCTTATGTTTCCGGTTCTGCAACATCTTTTACCAATAACGAAGATGTAATAATAACGTTTGCCAGAACTGGAGATGTTGGTCCAGTAGGCGCTACTGGTGCCACTGGACCCGTTGGAGCAACTGGACCAACTGGGGATACAGGTCCGGTTGGCGCAACTGGACCCGCTGGACCAACAGGCGCAACCGGAGTTACAGGAGCAACCGGCCCTATTGGAGCTACTGGTCCAACAGGAGATACTGGTCCCACTGGACCTGCCGGACCCACAGGAGCGACTGGTCCCACTGGAGCTACAGGGCCGGTTGGAGCCACAGGCCCTGCTGGAGCCACAGGCCCTACTGGTCCAACTGGAGAAACAGGCCCAACTGGTCCCGCTGGTCCAACTGGAGCCACCGGCCCTACCGGAGACACTGGGCCAACTGGTGCTACAGGACCCGTTGGCGCCACTGGTCCAACTGGTCCAATAGGAGCCACTGGGGCTACGGGTCCAGCTGGTGGAATTGATACTGAGGCTGGAGAAAATACAATCACAGCCAACAATACTTGGACAACTATCGACACATTTGCCTTGACTACTACTGGCGGATTGGAGTACATGCTAAGGCTTGTTCAGGGAACTAACATTCGTTTATCTAAAGTTTTTATTGCAAAAAATAGTGATGGAACTGCTGTTGATTATACTGAATATGCTATTATAGAATTAGGAAGTCAGATCTCTGGAGTAGATGTTCAGGCTATAGTCAGTGGAAGTGATTTACTTCTGCAGGCAAAGGCTTCTGACGCAGCTTCTACGAATGTAACAGCAAGAATCGCAAGAATAGTGTTAACTACGTAATTATATAATATGGCACGTGAAAGTTTTAAAGTACAAAATGCCGTTAAGGTAGACGGTGTAACAATTGATCTTTCTGGCGCAACCGCTGGACAATCTCTTTGGAGAGATGGGACTTCAATAACTCCCCGTACAGAAACCCCAGTTGGCACAATAATTATGTATGCAGGGAACATTGGTGCAGCACCGGGTTACTCGGGCTTACCGGCTGGTTGGCTGCTCTGCGACGGCACAACATTTTCCAGCGATACATATCCAGCACTAGCTACAGTAGTCGGAAACATGTATGGGACAAGTGCTGGCACCACCTATTACCTGCCCAACTTTGTTTCAAAAACAGTAGTAGCCCACACACAATCATCTGGAGACACCAGCTCTGGGTGGTCTGGAGCAATATCTTCTTCGGCCGGAGCAGCAACAACTCACTCTCATTCAACTAGCCATAATTCAGCAAGTTCAACCCTTAATCACTCACACACCTCAAGTGCTGGCGGAAGTCATTCGCACACTGTTGGAGACGGAAAAGGCGACCATTCTCATGGGGCTACAGACTTTAATGTGGGTAGCCACACACATAGCACTAGAACAGTTGCATTTCCCAACCTGTCAACAACAACCGGTTTATCAGCCGATAACCATACACACACTTCCGAAAACGCAAACGCAAACCATGGACACAACAGCTCTAACGTTCAAGGTGCAAATCATAACCACGGATTAACCACTGGTTCAAACATATCAGCACACACTCACGCAATAAACATCTCTGCCTACGGAGCAAATCAAAGTTCTAGTAATCATGGTCATTCCACTGGAATATCAGCAGTTGGACTTTTCTTTATTATAAAGGCTTCATAATATGGCTACTGAAAACTTTTCTATATCATCAAATATCTCCACAGAAGGAATAGAAATCGACACATCTGCAGCTTTTGTTGCTGGTGATCAGTATTTAACTGGTGGACTTGTTTACTCTTCTGGAAAATTTGTAACAAGCATTGATAATATTCCAGTTGGCGTTATTCGAATGTGGGCAAGCGGCACCGCCTCAGCAACGCCCCCACAAGACTATCTGATTTGTGCAGGGCAAAGCGTTAATGTTTCTGACTATCCAAAGCTACATTCGGTAATTGGATATAGGTTTGGTGGTTCGGGCTTGTCATTTAGTCTTCCAAAATTTAATTTGACTACTGGAGACACTTATCGTGCTCCTTCGGGCGTTGATCAAGCTGCACTTGAGTCAAATCAGCTAAATAATGTAAACTCAATATCTATTGGTGACAATGATTCAATAAGCCATACGCATCAAGTGTCAACATTTACTTATACATCAACAACTGGAAATTCTGCAAACACATCTCACTCTCACGTTAACAGTTCTGGTGACGACGTTGCTCATTCACACACTTTCGCAAATACAGACATAACAACAAACGCTTCTCATTCTCATAACTGGGGAAATGCGAACGCTAATCATACTCATTCTTATTTATTGAGTGGAAACACAACAGGAGTGGCAAGCGGTAATCCAACAACAAACCATGGCCACAACACAGGAAATACCGTTGGAAATCACATTCACGGTATTAACTCATCCTCACATAGTCACACATTTGGAAACCAAGCATTCAATGCTGGCTCTTCTCACACTCACGCTCTAACGACAAACACATCTAGTGACGGCACATCGCATACTCACACGGTCAATGCAACTGCTGTATATTTTATTATTAAGTATAGGTAGATTATGGCTGAAGAACTTTTTTCTACATCATCAAATTTAAATCTAAACAATATTGGCCTTGATGTCAGTGGAGTTTTGGATGGTCAATCTCTGGCTTATGATGGAACATCTTTTGTTCCATCAGACATTGTTCCAGTTGGAACTATTGAAGCGTGGGCCGGGACAACTACACCACCAAGCGGTTGGCTGCTGTGCGGAGGGCAAGCGGAATCAAGAACAACATACGCAAGATTGTTCAATCAGATCTCTACATCGTTTGGTTCTGGTGATGGATTCTCAACATTTAATGTTCCGAATATGCAATTAAATGTTCCAGTGGGCATAGCCGGTGGCGGCACCAGAGGCACTACAACAATTTCAGCTGCCAACGCAAGTCATAGTCACAATCATACTGTTTCTGGAGAGTTTACTTCTGATGATCAGAGCGACGTCCAGTCCCATTTTCACGCTACATCAGCGATGAATAATCATTCGCACAGTTTAAATACGGCAAATAATTCTCATTCTCACGGCAGCGATGGAGTAACCAGTAATCATCGCCACAACTATGCATACGGAAACCCAACGTCAAGCGGAACAACCGGAAGCAGCGCTCATTCAACCCACAACGGAATTAGCGGAGTAAACGCAAACATGGGAGCACACGTGCATACGCTTGCAAACAATACGACCATACATGAGCACTCGCTTGACAGTACTACTACAAGTCATCAACATTCTTCTTGGAATGGAGATGGGCTAACCAGTAATAGCGCTACCGTTTCGCATTCTCATACAATTAATACGCAAAGAATTTATTTTATAATTAAGCATTAGGAGAAAAAAGTGGAAGAACATAGTCACGATGAAGAGCTATTCGCTCATAGCGATCAGACATTTGACCCATTTAGTAAACAACCCATGCATCCGATGGGCGTTGGTTATTTGGCAAAAAAAATTGGTCGTACAGACAATGTGGGATTCTTTGCCTTTATTAAAGCTGTTTACGACAAAAGATTTTACGAAGAACAGTGGCCAGACGGAAAAGAAAATGGCATAAAGGCTAGGTGCGACGGGAACTCTCCACGAAGCACGCCAATGCCAGTTGACTTTCACGAATGGGATTATGAAAATGAAGTTTGTCTTGCATGTGGTTCAAAAAGTCAACCATTTGGAACAACAAACAGTCATGTGGCGTCTCTAAACAACTCAAAAATACTAAGAATGCCGATACACAGCCAATATGGATTCATCACATACATTGAAATAGATGATCCAGAGCTTGAAAAACAGGCTTTTGAAGATCCACAGAACTGTGCACGAACGCTTCAAGAAGTTTTCCGATTGATGCTTGAATGGGAATGGGCACATAATGAACTCGGAAACAGAGAAGAAATAGCTGTGGTAGCAAAAAATATGCTCGCTGATCTAGAAATGCCAGAATCGGTAAGAGACTGGTTATGGAATGAACTTCCGCCAATGAGAATCGCTAAGTTCATTTCTGGAGATTCTGAGCCAAGAGATAGGGCCGACGCTTCTTTGATACCAGATATGACTAAAGAATTTGAAAATTGGTGTTTACACCTAATATTAGGCAAGCCAAGACTTTGGCTTTATGGTTCTAGCTGAGATTTTTTGCAAAAGCTGCACGCAGATGATATTATTGTCGCATGATTGATCTAGATAAAAAGCTCATAAACATAGATGGCGGAGAAATCGAACAAATAAAAGTAGCTGAGTCTATTTTTTTGTACACAAACGCTCTAAGTGAAAAGCTCTGTGATGAAATTTATGATTTTTACTTTACAAATCGAGAACTCGCATCAAAAGGCATAACAGTTGGCGGTCAACACGTTGACATAAAAAACACTTTTGACATTAAATCAACTAGCGACATTCCATTGGGCCCTTTGCGAGATAAGTATTTGGAGCTTGACGAGCGAGTATACAAAAGCCTTAAGGTTATCAGCGAAGCATATATTGAACATTTTGATTGGCTTAAAAATGCGCCCAATTTAGTTGATACAGGATATCTATGGCAAATGTATGAGGCCAATGAGGGCTTCTACAAAGAGCATATAGATGGAGAAAACTGGACATCCGGAGTAGACAAGAGACTGCTAGCATTTGTTGTTTACCTCAACACAGTAGAAGAAGGTGGAGAAACATACTTTAGATACCAAAACGTTTCTGTCAAACCAGTTAAAGGAAGCGTCGCCATTTTTCCCACAAGTTGGACTCACCCTCATCAAGCCATGATGCCCATATCAAACCATAAGCTCATAATTAGTTCTTTTATTATTTGGTCATGACACAAAAATTTACTTTTCATGTTGTTGGACTTCCTCATACGAGTATAACTCGTGATTTTACCGCCTGCGCTTTTACTGAAAAAGTGCGTAAATTTGCAATAATGATGAAGCGTCTTGGTCATGTTGTTTACACATATGGTGGACCAGAAAGTGAATCTCCAGCAGACGAGCACATACCTTGTATAACCGAAGAAGAAAGACTTGAAGTTGTTGGTCAGAATCATTATGTTATGGCTTCCTTTGATTATAATTTGCCACATTGGCGCAAGTTTAATGCAAACATTATTTCTGGTATAAGAGAAAGATTAAGCCACAAAGACTTTATCTGTGTTATAGGTGGTTACGCCCACAAAGAAGTTGCTGATGCATTTCCAGACGAGATGACTGTTGAGTTTGGAATTGGCTATGGCGGTACCTTTGCAAAGTACAGAGTTTTTGAGTCATACGCATGGATGCATACTGTTTATGGATCAGCAAACAGTAATCCAAATTCAATAGATGGAAACTTTTTTGACGCAGTAGTGCCAGGCTATATTGATATAGAAGAGTTTCCATTTAGAGAAACTCCAGATGACTATTATCTTTTTGTCGGAAGATTAATAGAAAGAAAAGGCTATCAAATAGCCGTTGAAGCCTGTAAGCTTTTGGGTAAAAGACTTTTGATAGCTGGCCAAGGAGTTCCTCCAGAATATGGAGAATATGTGGGTGTTGTTGGCTCAGAGGAAAGAGCAAAATTAATGGGTGGCGCAATAGCAACATTTGCTCCCACTACTTACATAGAGCCTTTTGGAACAGTGGCACCAGAAGCGATGGCCTGTGGAACCCCTGTAATAACCACAGACTGGGGCGCCTTTACCGAAACCGTAATAGACGGCAAAACTGGCTTCCGCTGCAGATCGCTACAAGAGTTTGTTGATGCCACAGAAAAAGTCAAAGATCTTGACAGATTCTTAATAAGACAGCACTCGGTTGATAACTACAGCCTTGAATCAATAGCAGAAAAATATCAGATTTATTTTAATAGATTACACACCCTCTGGGAAGATGGTTGGTATCAACTGAAATGATTTTAAACAATAGACCATTACTATAATAAAAAAGTAAAGGTTTGTTTTACTATGCTCTATAACGAGGCAATATTATACAATGAGCCCCAGGTTTCCTATAATGGAACCCTAATAATTAATGCCCCATCTCTTACCGAGAAATTAATTTTAAATAATATAGTTATAGCAATTTCTGCAATAACTGATTATTCAAATTTAACAACAATAGCAACAATACAGTATGATATTACTCCCTCTGGCGTAATAACCATTACGACTGAGGACGAAATAGCCTTTGCTATAGCTGAGTCTAATTCAATAACTTTTTATCCCTATTCAGAAAATTCAACCACTCTTTCTGCTGAAGTTTTGGGCCAATCTAGCGTGGGGCAGGTTTATTCAACCCCATCAGGAGAAATAGTTATTGAGGGCCTTTCCGCTTAAGAAAAGCTAAATTTAACACTACTATCACAAGGTAGGCGCACAAAAAGTGGAGTTAAAATGACAGAAAGCAACGTATTAGTAAACGACACAGTAAGAATTAGGGTAAAATTTGTTGACAAAGACCCTATTACTGGAGTGCAGTCAGACGTGTCTCCAGATTATGTTACTGTCACGATTTTTGACTCTAACAATAATCCAGTGCCACCAACTCCCACAAATGCAACTCCAATAACATCTTCTGAGTACAGATATGATTTTACACCCACTTTAGCTGGTGAATACAGAGTAACATTTTTGGGAACTCTTGCTGATACAAGGTCAATTACAGTTAGCCAAGCCCTTTATGTTAGTACTCCAACAGAGGAATACAAACCAACCATTACTCTAAGATCAGAAGAAATTATAGCATTTGCTCCTGGCTTAATGCCACTATATATTGATCCGGAATCAATAAGATCATACTTTCCAGACGCTACCTTACTTGAAATAGGTGAACTTATTCATGGATTCTCTCATGAGGTGAATAGCATATTTGGCATTAAGGATCCAAACCTTGATCCAGTTTCATTAATAGAAGAAGACGCTGAAAATCCTGTCGACATATTATCAAAACAAAATGCTAATCCATATACTGTTTTTGAGTACGTTCAGGCATCTGTTCTGTGTAGACTAACAAAAATATATGGATTTGGTGGAGATGATGAGTTAAGTCTTGAATTAGCAGATTTTAAGGTCACAAACAGAAATACTCCAAGATCAAACATAACAAGAGCCAATGCAACAACTTGGTGCCAGGTAGCCGCCGCACTAAGAAAAGAAATCATCGCAAAGAAAGTTGGCCTCAAGTCCGTCCTTCCCAAAGGTTTGCCGATTAAAAGCATTATTCCTTCTGGAGGTTCCCTTGACCCAGAAATCGGTGGCCTGATATACATCAATGACACAACTGCATATGGCTCAAGGGACCTATTTAGACCAGGGACAAATACCGATATTGATCCACAAGACCCAATGCCAGATAGAAACATTAAGAGATATGATTAAAGAAAAAGCACTGTTTAAAAAAGTTCTAAAAGAATGGGGTCATGATATTTTTCTTCAAAGAAGAACTTCTGATGATTTTGTTTACTCAGAGACTCTAGAAAGATACACAACCAGGTCTCACATGCCGAGAAAAAGTGCATTAATGACAGCAAAAGAAGAAGTTCCAGAAGGAGTTTTTTCTAATTCCGATCTTTTATATTATTTTGAAGAAGAAGTAAGGCCAAAATCTCGGAGACAGAATATATGAAGAATCTTTTAATTCTCTTGAGGATGCAATTATTTATGTTATAGACGATTCTTATGCAGTAAGAGGAAGATATGGGATAATAGCTTATTGGATAGTCGGTGCAACAAAAGAGGTTCCAAGTTAATTATGTTAGTGGTAAATTCTGGTGAAAATATAGAAATTCCATTTGTTTATAAACTGGGCTTTACTTATTCGGATCCTTCAGAAGATATAATAATTTATCTCAGAAGAGGTCATGGAGGTCAAGGCCCTATTATCATGGGTCCATATAAATACGCAATAAATTTGATTGAAGCCGCCACTCCAGTCTATTTACAGGAGTTTACAGATAATGTGTCTTTAGAAAGAATTTCAGAAGGTTCTTTTGTCCTTAATCTGACCATTCCTTCAAATATATACGAAGGCCCTTATACTGTTCAGATATCAGCGGTTATTGATGGCGCTCCAAATCTTAAAGAATACTACGTTCAGGTTCCTAAGCAGATTCAACAAAATACAGAAGTTTATTCTCCTGTAGACAAAAACATTGCAGTTAACGTTACCGCTCAATACGAAAATACTTCCCAATCAGAGACCAACACCATAATACTAATAGGTCATACGGATGCATTTGAGCCATTTTCAATTAAAAGAGTTTTGTCTGTGCAAGACGCAATCAATGCCCTTAGAGCAGATTTTCAATCTCCTCTTTTAAGGGGTTTCTTTGACGCTTACGCAGCGGGCGCAAGAAACATCTATTTGATGTCAGCTGGAACAATGAGCGAATATGTAGAAGATGTTAATTTAAGAAATCAAAAAACTTTTGCTGACGATTCAGCTACGCCAAATGAATTTGGTAATCAATATTCTTTTTATGAACTTTATTACATGAAGTTAGAAATATGCTACAGCATTTTGAAAGAATATGAATTTATAGATATTATTGTTCCGCTTGAGACTTCAATGATTGATACTGGAGATGTAAATTTTGTTTCTCAACTTTCTGATCATTGCGAGAATGTTCAAAGACAAACCGGAGAAGTGCAGCTAGGTATCATTGGGTCGAGAAGCATTCAAGGAACAAATCAAAACATTCAAGACTTAGCTGAAAAAGACTTTGAAATATTTTCTGACGTTACATCAGACGGTTTAATAAATGCAGACTCTGGTAAGTATATTATATTAATATATGGAGAAGCAGTTTTTGATCACGATCAAATTCAAAGATCTTACGCTGGCTCCGTATCCGCTGCTTTTGCTGGAACCCTTGCTTCCACCAGGGTGGATTATGGCTTGGCAAGAAAGAGAATACCTGTTGTCCTGTCCATATCCGGAAACGGTCTGACAACATCACAAATGAGAATTCTTAACGAAAAGAAAATTAATTATATACTTGATGGAAAAAGATCAAGAAGAGGAACTCCATTTGATATATGCATATCTGGAGACCTGACGCAGTCAATAAGCGAAAACTACTCTGACGCTTCAAATGTTAGATTAGTGGCAATGATCATAGCTGAAGTTCAATCACTTGGACGAAATGCAATAGGTAAATTTTCTTATGACAGAGTCATCAGAAATGTAGACGCTCTACTTTCATCCTTAAAGTTAGCGGACGTAGTTAGGGATTATACGTTTGACGCCTACGCAGACAGACTAATAAAAGGAAAATTATATTTTAATATTTCAATAGTTTCCGTAAGGACTTTAAGAAGTATTTCCTTTAATGTAGCAACAGGAAGAGGTATGTAAAATGCCACAGAACGCTTATAGATTTCCCGTAGTTGGAATCAATGAAATTAATAATGATAGAAGATTTGGCCCTCCTCTCCAAGCATCAGGAAATCTAACGTATCTAGAGTTTATTGCTGTTGTTAAAGCATTATGGGAAAATGCCTATCCAGATATTAAAGTCGTACCTACCTCCAATGGCCAATATGCAGAGTATCCAGTAATAGTTTACGGTTTAGAGATTAGAAAAACACACTCAAACGAACCAAAGCCAAGAACGCGAAATACCCAGCACCAAGCTGATGTAATGGTTTTTGGTCAAAGGTTTCAAAATGTTGTAAGCTTTACAATCATGACAAAAGCAGATGCAGGCACGTCCTCCTCTGAGCTAGAAAAAAGATACTCAGGAGCTCAGGTGGCAGATAACTTGGCTGAAATATTTGAAGATTTTATGCTGGAGCATACCCCAGTTTTTAAAAGATTAGGAGCAGCAGAATTCGTATACTCAAGAAGACTCTCCGATGCAGAGATAAATAGGCCAAATGTTGATGTTATTAAAAGAACAATTACGTATATGTTGACGACCGAGAAGCTTATCGCCACCAGCGTTGAGCAAATTGAAAAGATTACTGTTGACGTTAGAAGATACATGGCCTATGAGGCGTCAATTATTAATGATTATTTAAATGGAGCAACCCCTTCAATTGAGGGCACGGAAATGAATATTATAGATCTTTTCCAAAGTGCAACACCAAATACTTAAACTAGGTTGTTTTTATATCTTAAGTATTACTATATACATGAAGTAAAACTTTTAAATGCCGCAATCGGAGGTCTACAGTCTAATGGCTCTACCAGGTGTAAAAACAATTATTAAAGATCGCTTTTATAGCATCTCCCGTCAGGATATTCCTGTCGGTCCAAGAATATGCCTCATTGCAAAAAGAGGCGCAGGTGCAACAAACGCAGACAAGGTTCTAGATCTTGACGTCGTTTCTGCAACTACCGAGGCTGATATTATCAGCGTATTTGGCGAGGACTCTCAAATCCACAGAGGCTTTGTTGAGCTAATTGCCGGAGGCGCTGAAAGAATTTTTGTAGTTCCACTACCATCAGATGCTAGCTTTAACTACTCAACTGGCGCAATAACCAGTGCAACTCTTTCAGGCGTTGATGTCTTTGATGCAGCCTTTACTGCAGCTGAAGCATCTCAGCCAGACATCATTGTTCCCTGGGGACGTGGTGGTCATCCAAACGACTGGCAAAACCCTGCAACTCCTGGTGATGATGAAGAGTTTGGTTTTTATGCAGACAACGCTGCAACCACTTCAGGATTTGCCTACAAGGTGGCAGCAAGAGTAAAAGAAATTGCCGAGAACTCCCATCCCTGTATTGCGGTAATGGGCATTAAGCCATACGTTGGCTCAGGTGCTCTTGCAACAGAGACAATGACCCCGAGCCAAGTTGGAACACACGTAGGAACAAGTGGTCTTGCCAATCTGATCGACAGAGAAGGCGCTGACATGAGAGAAATCGGAAGAACTCTTGCAGTAATTGCATCAGAGCTTAAGCCAGTAAATTATCCAGCAGACTGGGGCTACACCAATGGTGCAACCACCTTTGCTGCAGCAATCTCAAGAATGGCATCATTTACTTCACCAGTTAACAAGACAGCTTACAACGTTTCTTCACTAAGATACAATCCAACCAGAACTCAACAGTTGAATCTTTCTGATCTTGGCGTAAACTGCATTGCACTTAACTTCAACAGAATACCAATCTTCATTGAGGGCCTAACAATGGCTTCTTCAAGCTCTGACTACACCAGAATCTCAACTATGAGAATTGTAACAGAGGCTGCCCTTCTGGTAAGACAAGTTTGTCAGAGATTTGTTGGCGAGGCTTCAACAATCCAGACCAGAAACTCAATGGAGACTGCAATTACTTCAGCACTAAGAGGAATGCAACAACTAGGTGCCTTGCTGGACAGTGACTTCACCGTCTCTTATATACCAGCAGAAAATAAGGCGATTATTGACCTCGTGCTGACCCCAGCATTTGAACTCAAGAATATTGAAGTTCAAGTATCAATAAACCTATAAACCATAATTAATAATACCGTATTGGAGGGTATCATATGGCAGGAGAATATTACGATGGTCCAGTTAATAAGTATCTAAATACTTATACTACATTTTCTGGAGCAGACATTGTTGCCACTTTTGGTGGCATTGAAATCGGCGCACTTTCTGGAATTACCTTTTCGGTAACTAGAGAAAAAGCTCCAATCTATACCATGGGCTCACCTAACCCAAGGTCCTTTTCAAGAGGCAAAAGAGGTATCGCAGGATCATTGATCTTCACCGTGTTTGACAGGCCAGCCCTGTACCAAATGCTTGAGGCCCATCATGCAACCGATAACTCAATGAAGTTCTTTACTAGAAGGCACAACACACTACCTGGTGACCCCAACCACAGAAGAGGTATAGCTGAATTCTCAGATCAGGCAAGAGATGTCGTTTCTCAGGTTCCATTCTACGCAGATCAAATTCCACCATTTGATATTACAATCACATTTGTAAACGAATATGGTCAGGGCGCAGTAAGGTCAATCTATGGCGTTGAGCTCCTCAACGAGGGCTCAGGCGCATCAATGGATGACATTGTTATAGAAGAGACTATGACTTATGTAGCCAGAGAAATTGGTCCAATGTATAGGATTACAACCGATCACCTCGGCAGAAACAATACTGGCGATCTTAGAGATCTTATCAGCCAGGATGCTGTAACCGAGAGCGGTTTGAACACTCAAATCATTAGACCATAATCTAACATCAATTCATCTTTGGTATGGAGGGCCTGATACTTTGTCGGGTCCTCCATACTTTTTTAGGCGGTAAAAATGCAGTCAAGAAGCGAACTTTGGAAGTACGAAAGCACTAATGGTTCTCAAACAAGAATCCAAAAAGGCTTACCAGATCCATTTTCAAACATGTCTTTTGCTGGCGTTGATATCAACGCAACAATTGTCGTTCCAACAATAGACAGAGAAACAGGCGCAATAGGTGAGTCCGACATTCTCGAACTTGCTGAACTTCAAACAATATCATATTCAATACACAGAGAAAATTCTCCAATAAGAACTATTGGCCACTCCAACCCAAGGGGTTTTGTAAAGGGTGGAAGAACAATAGGTGGATCTTTAATATTTACCGTATTTAACGAGTACGCATTTTACAGAATCAAAGAGTTTCGCCAAATGATGGCTGAAACAGGTTTATTCTTTGCTCCTCTAGCAGACATGTTGCCTCCATTTGATATAGTTTTGTCATTCTTTAATGAGTATGGCCTAGCCGCTAAAATGAAGATATATGGAGTAACCATAGTTGACGAAGGTGGAACAATGTCTGTTGACGACCTTATTACAGAGCAGACCTACACTTATATGGCTAGGGGAATTCAGCCACTAATAAGCATGGAGAACGATCCTATGATGCTTGAGGAAAGCGAATACCAAGCATATTCAAACAGGCAACAAAATTTTTGGAACAGCGGAGAGACAGACAGGCTAACAGAATACACCACTTTTGTTGATAGAATAATTAAACCACAATAAGGAAAAATAATGGCTATTGATTACGGCAATATAATCGGAAGAAAACCATACAGACCTTTCAGCTCGTATATTCCAAGTACGCTTCTTGACAGGACCTTTGATGTAAGAGGAAACTTGGCTTCAACAGATGTCGTTGCACCAAGAAGTTTCGATCCACTCAATGAAAACATTGACTTAAAGTGGGCAGGAAAAACTGATGACTCAGAAAAGTTTAATACATATTATGATTATTACTTTACTGGTGAAGACATCAAGATATATATAGACGGTCTCTTTGATCCAAAATATGAACTTGATATTCAAAACTTTGCTTTCAACATAGCGCAGCAAAAACAACCTCTTTATGGTTTCTGGTCTTATAACTATGATGTTATGATGGTTGGAACAAGAATAGTTGTTGGACAATTTTCTGTATACTCAAGATACCCTGGAAGAATGAGAGATCTTTTGTCAGAAGCTGCAAAGCAAAGGGTAGCGTTTAATAAATCAAACCAAGGCGAAGTTCAAAGCTTCTTATCTGGTTACGACACTAGATCGATTGAAGACGAAAAAAATATTGAAAAGTATTGGGCCAATAGTCAACTTGATAGATTGGGCTCAGACGGCGCACAAGCCAATGATAGAAACATATTCTCCGCTCACCCGCCATTTAATCTTATTATAAAATATGGAATGCAAGAGGGAGCAGTGTCATCTGTTGCAAGAAACAAGGGAACTAATAGTGAAGACAATTTTGATACGCTAGATAGATTGATGGCCACTGACTACAACCAAAGACTAGTGCAGAAAAACATGTCAGAAAACATGAATCTTGTTCTTCAAAGTGTTCACCTAAACTCAATGGTTTCAGCTGTTGAGGTTGGTGGTCAACCAGTAATGGAGACTTATCAGTTTACGGCAAGAGATTTTTATATTTCAGAGGGTTCGATTAGAAGCTTTAATTCTTCTGAAAATCCAGCTTCTGATGATTCATCAGAACCACCAGTAACAGATCCAACAAAGCCTTCTACTCCCCCAACTGAGGAAGATGTTTTGCGCACTTATGAGCAGTACTATAGAGTCAAGGATCGCACATTCCGCTAGATTCTTTTAATAAATAATATTGTAAAAATAGATATTTAATGTTTACAAGTGATATACTAGTTTGTAGTTTTTTAATTTAAATAGGAGAAATGTCATGGCACAAGGTAGAAAAGTAACAATAGCTAAGTCTGATGAAATAGCAGAAGAGACAAACGCTGATGAGGCTTATGTGATTTCAGTGGAAGACACTGACCAAGAAGGCGATTCAGTTGAGGTTCTTGAAGAAGAGCCAACATCAGTAGAGGACCTTCCTGATGATGAAAGAATTTGGCTTGATGGCCCAACCGCTGGCCAGATTAAGATGTGGAAGCAAGAGCATGGCGATGTGTATGTAACATCAATTTCTTACGATAAGCACATTGCATGGAGACCGCTAAGCAGAATTGAGTACAAAAACCTTGTAAGAAAGATGGAGCAGCTCGTTCAGTCTGGTCAACTAACTAGCGCAGAGGCAAACCTTTGGAACGAAGAAGCAATTGCTGAGATCTGCGTACTATTCCCTGCTTACGACAAGCAGTCAATGGTAAAGGAAATGGCAGGACTTCCGTCGCTAATAGCTCAAGAAGTTCTAGAGGCCTCTGGCTTCGTTGCCCTAGAGGTAAGACAACTTTAAGGTATGAACCCCGATTCTCTGCACAGTATAAAAAATAAATACGGATCAGTATTTCAAACTTCAATAAGAAAACAAGAAGTAATATTCAGAGAATTAACTTTTGCTGAGTATGATAAAATAGCAGAGTATCAGAGATCATTCGATCATTCGTCAGCTGACGTAGAAGAACTGATAATAAAGTTCGCTGTCGTTTATCCAGAAAATCTAGATCTTGATTCATATCCTCCCGGCATAGTTTCTTCTTTGGCGGAAGAAATCCTCGAAGAATCAGGCTTCTCCTCCGCCAAAAGAGCAAAAGCAATTCTTGAAAAAATGAGACGTCAAGCCGCTGAGGTAAGAAACCTCATGAAGGCTTTCGTTTTGGCTACCATGCCAAAGTATAGTCCAGAAGATTTGGACAACATGACGTTCAGTAAATTGGCAGAGAATGTCGCTCTTGCAGAGAAAATTATAGAGATACAGCAAGGCATTAACGGTATAGCTCCAACAGACCTTAGTCTGCAATTGATTGACCCAGAAGAAGAAGTGCAAAAAGAAAAAGATTTTGCAAACAGATTCAACGCCTCAAGAAAAGATGGCGAAGCCAAGTTCGAAGACCCCATTGCAAGAAAACTTTGGGGAAGTTAATCTTATCGGAGAAGAGCCTTGATTAGAGATCGTGGACCAATATCTAGCTTGGGTCATGGTGTAACATCTCGTGACGTACCAGTAAGAGAGCGGAGAATCAGAGGGACCAAGTCCTAACTCCGGCGCAATTG